GCGCTTTACTTTACCCCTTGTTTTATCCTTACCCTAATTTTACCCCTTACCTTTACCCCTTACCTTTACGCCTTACCCCTTGTAAGCGCTCAAGTGCTTTACCTTTACCCCCTTGCAAGTGCTTTAGAGGTAAAGCGCTTTACTTTACCCCTTGTTTTATCCTTACCCCTAATTTTACCCCTTGTAAGCGCTCAAGCGCTAAATTTAGCGCTTTACTCAAGCGCTTTACCCCTTACCTTTACCTTTACCCCTTACCTCTAAATTTAGCGCTTTACTCAAGCGCTCAAGACAAAAAATAAGGGGTAAAGTTATTCACTTTACCCCTAAGTTTAGCGCTCAAGCTATTTAAAGTTATTGTTTAAATTTTACCCCTTGTTTTATCCTTACCCGTAAATTTTGACATACTTTTTAGCAAGTTCTTTACCTTTACTTGTTAACTCGAAAGCGCTGTGTTTTTTATCGGTAAAAATAATAATACCTTCAAAGTTCAAGCGCTCAAGCGTCTGTTTAAACGTGTACGCTGTTGTATATTTTTTGCGAATATCTTGCTTAGACTTTACTTCTTCAAGCGCTATAAGTCGACATACGTTGCCAGCGTGAGTATTGCGTCTCGAACTAAAATAATAGCTACCGCTATGAACACCGATGTAAAATGCTTTCGAGTTCTTAGATACAATGTCTTTTAATTCTTCTTTTTTTGCTTTCGAATCAAATTTAATACCTTTACCTGACAGTACTTCTTGTATCTTTTTTACTGTCATACCATGTATTTTTTCAATTTTATTCATAGTTTTTTTACCCCTTGTTACTTGAGCGCTAAATTTAGAGGTAAAGCGCTTTTATCCTTACCCCTAATTTTACCCCTTATTTTGTGAGTTCTTCAATAGCTTGCTTTACGCTGTGAGTATAGCTGTAAGCGCTCGAAATTTCATAGTTGATATAAAAGCGCTTTGAAATGAGGTAACTCACGCAAAAAAACAGAACACCGATTAATACCATTGTAAAAATTTTACCTTTTAAATTTTTCATAGCTTTACCCCCTTGTAGTTTAGTTGTTTTTTTTATCGTTGCGATCATACCTTATATAGTAAGCAAGTTTAATACCATATAAAGCATAAAATAAAAAAAATATACCATATATTTTAAAAATTTTTTTTTCAATAAATTCAAATACATGAGTTCGGAAGATATAGTTGTATAGCTATGTAGTTAGATAGTTGTATAGTTAGCTGTGACATTATTTGCATAATATTAGATATTTAATTACATAAAAGTATGAAAAAAAAGTAACAATACGAACTGTCTCGAATTGTTATTTGATACAATACTGTCTCACGCTATAACTAACTGAATTTATTATAATTTATTGCAATTAATTTGAGACACTCCCTATGTAGTTATCTATAAAACTATATTTCGTAGCTATGTAGTTTTATTTTTTTGTAGCTGTATAGTTGTATAGTTGCCTTGCGGTAAAGCGCTTGAGTAGACGTGATGCCAACTACATATATCGAAAACTACATCGCAATATATGAAGATAACTATACAACTACATGGGGCATGTTGTTTTCTATACAACTATACAACTATATAACTATATAACTACATACGGAGTTAACTATACAATACAAGTTTACATAATAATAATTATCAGACACTATATAACTATATAACTACATCATATTTTGTGCTACATATAGCGTATAAGCTACAAAAAATGTAGCCCCCCTCAAAATATCACAGCGTAGTAGCCCCCATCTCTTGACTACCGAGACTCGACCACAAAATATTTCGTGGTTTTGCTTGCAAAAGTAGCCTTGTATTGTGTCTTACAGACACCGGAACCCGGTTCCCACACAACATAAATATACCAATAATATTCCCCACGGCTCACGGATCATAATAAACGTAACTACAAGTATAGTTATATAGCTGTGTAGTCAAATCGATGTAGCGGGCTCCTAAAAGTCTACGTTAATGATAATGACGATTTTAAGCGAAAATCATATAACGCAGACTTTTTAACGTGTAGCAAGCTCCTAAAAGGTTGTCTCATTAATTTGAGACACTTTCCCTGCGTAATATATGCCTAAATATGATGTCTTTTGAGTGTTTTTCCAGTGTTTTTCTATGCCTCGAGAGTGTTTTCCAGTGTTTTAGGCCTGTTTTACGCTGTTAAAACTATGTAAGGAATTACATAGTTCTGCGTAATCCACTGTATAGAGGCTTATCAAACCCATTTTTTGCTTGACAAACGCTATCGGAGTGCTTTATGATGGCTTAAAAATCACTTTAAAACAAAGGAGATGTCATGGATAACGGTGAATATAAAGACTATGGATTGATGAAGGTCAATCAGCGTAAACTTCAGGATGAAACGTTCCCAGTATGGACTGCTATACAGGACTGTGACATGGAAAACTGCCCCTCTTACCAAATATGTCCCTACTTTACCACGGAGCTTAATCGAAAATGTGTGGTTGTGATGAAGTACCTCAAGCAGGTTGAGAAGATGATACTGGATAACCTTGCTTCTGAGATGGATAACTTTGACTTGTTCAGAGTTGGAATGCAGATAATCCCGTTATATAAGCAGTTGGCACGATTTAAGATACTTGAGATGGCTTTACAAACCTCACAGATACCCGAAATGACGAAATCTGGAACCACTAAGATACATTCGTTGTTTAAGGAAATCAGGGAAGTTATCAAAACGATTGATAGCACTTGGAGAGAGTTGGGTGTGGGGAAGAAATCTCAACCTGATGTCGCTGATCTCGTTCCCAGTAATAGAGGATACTACGAGAACATGGAGAAGGAAGCGTTAAAGGAACAGCGCAAGCTGAAACTCGTAAGGAGGAAAGCTGAAAGGAGTTAATCATGGGCAAGCTCGTGAATCGTCATGGTATAGTGACGGGGTTTCGTGAGCCTGATTTACTTACTCCCCCGACACCGGAGTACGAACCAGTGAGTTTTCGTGACGGTGGAGAGGGATTTGTAGCTTGGGCTAATGAAAACGTTTGCGTACCGATCTACCCACCTGGCTCCGCCACAGTTGCTTGGGTGCTGATGAAGGAACTACCCACCGAACTTCATCCAGAAACCAAGAAATCCTACGCAACCATGTGGTGGACTCAACAAAACATCTGTCGTGAAGCTCTTAGAATGTCTGATGGTCGTTTTTTATACCGTCTCATTGTCCTCTGTTGGCAACGTGGTGAAGGTAAGAGTCTCTTAGCATGTCTTATTCAGTTATGGAAGTTCTTTAACTTCCCTCGTCAGCAGATAATGTTGGGTGCGAATAGTAAGGATCAGGTCAAGTTCGTTCATTATGACATCATGCGGGATATTATCTTAAATTCACCTAATCTATTAACTGCGGTAGGAAAACGTAATATACAGGAGAAAGAGATAAGGCTCAAAGGTACTGATGGACAGATTCGATCTTTGATTCGTTCTATATCATCCTTTAGCGGTATCGTGTCAAATATTACGGGATACACATTTTCAGAAATCTTTGACATGAAGAAGCCCAAGTTCTTCGTCCAGCTTGACGGTAGTATAAGAAACATGCCTAACGCACTTGGGGTAATCGACTCGACTGTGAGCGAGAAGACCCACGTCCTCTATCAACTCTACGAAAACTACGTCACCAAACAAACCCATACTGTGTTTTTTAACTACCGAGCCTCTAAAACTGGGGACATTGACGACTACATGAACCCCCACATGACGGCTGGACAACTTGCAGATTACAAGGCAAAATTTCCATTCGGTGAGTTCGAGCGATATTTCTTAAACACATGGGAAGCTGGTCGCACTCAGATATTTACTCAGGAATTGATTGACGCTATGAGAATTATAGCTATCGATGGGGATTATTTGAATAATGCGAAGATCATGGAAGCTGTCACACGAAGGAACGACATACTAAACAGCGTTGATTCAAATTCTGAAAAGGGATTTGATACTGATTTCCTATATAATCAGATACAGGAAATAGACAATCGAATGTATTACCTCGACAATATAGCCAGAATAGATGCAAATAGCAACTATCCTGTAACTTTTGACATGTTGATGGAGTTGTCTAAGGTATTTGATACTGATTGGGCTATATTGGTAGGATTAGACTTCGGGGATCCTCTCGCTGTAAGGGGACAAGCTCGAACGGTATTGGTGGCTATTGCTAAGGGGTTAATTGGTAGTAAGACCAATCCTCTTACGGCAAGACTCTCAGAAGCAGCTCCCAAGTACTTTTATGTACTTTTATATCTTATGAATGTGGAAAATCATGCGGTTAATGCTGTCAAAGAGACTATGGATTTATTAGATATAGAGTATGACGGGATAGATGTGGTATGCTCAGAACGTTGGGGTGCTTGGGACATAGGAGGTTGGTGTGAAGAAAGAACAATCAAATTCGAAGCGATCTATCCAAACTACGACAGACAAAAAGCAGCCTTTAAAGAGTTCTATATCTGCTGTAAAGAAGGACGTTTTAAAGCCCCACATATCCCAACACCGGGCTCGAAAACAGAAGACATCTTACGGGAAGAAATGGGTGCTTTCGATCATTGGACTAAATCCTCTGACCCTACAACATCAGCCTATGTATTTGGTAGTAGGGAGAAGTTTGAAAGAGGGGGAATACAAGATGATTCAGTCTATGCAACAGGATGGGGTTTATATGGTGGTAGAGAATTAGGTTTTGACAGTTTTCGACTGAGAAGATCAAGTGCGGGATTTGGCTTCTTCTCACCAGGACAGGGACTTCTTGCAAAATATTAAAAAAAGTGAAAAAAAGTTCTTGACAAGGGGGTCCATGTATTTGGTATCATAGGAGTGGGTAACCGGGGTTTAGCTACCTCATATATCCTCCTAAGTTCGGGGTGAGTTTACTCCTTTCCTCACCCCGAACGAACTAATTATCGAAGGCGTGATTATGTCTGATTCGGATGTGGAGTTGAAAATCACGAGTCACGACCGCTGTAAGGATTGTCAGAGCTTCGATAGTTACCGTAGTCAGGGACAGACTGGCTCACATTGGTATTGTTGGGGATGGTGTCATAAACACCATCAAACTGTCTTTGAAGATGCTATTTGTAAAGAGTCCTAAGGTGTGTTTATGGCTTTAGCGTTTAAAAAAGAGGTCATTGAGGTGACCATCGCTATTTTTGTACTTTTCGGAATGGCTTTCGGTGCGAATGAATACTTTGCAAAGTCGTCCGATGTTTTATTTGTTAAAGCCAGTCAACAACTTCATTTTACTTCCCACGCTATTCAAGAAATTCAAGGTAGAATGTGGAGACTTGAAGAACGAAACGGAAGTGATAACTGTTATAAATGGACAAATTCAGATGATCGTGAGGAGTATAAGAGGTTGAAGGACAAACTTGATAAGTTGCGTAAGCAAGAAGATCAACTCATTAAACAAACGACCGGTAAAGGGGGTTGATTTTGCAACAGCAAGAAATATCTGAATATATTATGAACATACCGGACGATGTCATGGCTAACATGACATTTGCAATGCCGTGGCAGTATGATGAGAGTGACGGAAAGCGTAAAGACCCTGATGGTTTTCCTGTAAATCCAGAAGGTAAAGAAGACTCAAATCAGGATAGAAAGTCTTTACAATCCCAGTGTTGGGAGAAATTTCAGCGCAATCCTCAAGTCAATACCGCAGTTAGAGGTCTTGCTGGAAGAGTATGTGGTAATGGTTTTGGTTTTTGGTCAGAAATAAGACAAATTCAGGACGTAATTGATGAGGTCACATTTGACTGGCGAAACAGACTTTATAATATGTGGCCAAAATTTGTAGCTCGTGCAGAAGTTGAAGGCGAGCTTTTTTTAATGCTAACACTACATCCAGATGGGTTTGTAGAGGTAGATTTTATCGATCCATCAACAATAGATACCAGTGGAGATGATGGTTCTGGTATCATTTTTCATCCTACCAAAGTATTAACCCCTGTCTTTTATAATGTCCGAATACAACGCACAAGCTCGAAGGTAATCCCCTTTCGAGAATATGACCAAGTACCGAGCATCTATGTGGCTAAATACCCCGATTTTGTAAAGGCGGTATCAAATCACAATGATGTTAATGATAAGTACCAATACAGAGCCAAATCAAAGAATAAAGCGTTTAAACCCTTTGGTGGCTATTATCGATTCGTAGTTGCATGGGATAAGGGGTTCTTGACTCGTAGAGCTATTGGTTATCTGAGAACGACAATCGAATGGTTAAACCATTACGAGAACCTCAAAAAATATGAAATCGATCATAAAAAGTCTGCGGGAGCTTATGTCTGGACAGTACAGATAGAAGACCCGAGAACGTTCAAATTGTGGCTTAGTCTTTCAGACGAAGAAAGACGCAAGACTGGGATCATGGCTAAAAAGACTCCCGGTAGCACACTTGTCCTACCACCTGGCTGTACTTTGCAAGCGACTTACCCTCAGTTATCTAAAATCAAGGAAGAAGATACCGACATTTTAAATCTGATTACAGCAGGCTTAAACGAGCCCGAAGATATAAGTACTGGAGCTTCAAGAGCTCCTTATGCGAGCGTTAAAGCATCTCGTGGCCCATATTCTGATAGGATGAGTGACGAGATCGCTTATTTTGAGAGGTTTGTGAAATACGAGTTTTGGGCAGGCATCTTCTACCTACGAAGCAAGGTAACGAGATTTCCAACTAAGTTCAAAGTCAGAGAAGCCACAAGTTTCAGCGACAAAGGAGAACCCCAGTTTGAACAAGTCAGTAAAGCTCCTGAGCATTTGCTTGAAGTCTCTTTTCCGACATCTGAGGTAATAGACTACGAAGCAAGAGCTAAAGGATTACTTGGTACGAAACATGGTCCGGTAGCAGAGCAAATTGGTATTCCTCACAGCGAAGTAGCGAGAAGAATGGGTTTTGGTGGTTATGGAAGACTGAGATTGCTTAAAGCTACCGAAGACGAGCGATACCCTGAGTTGATTTACTCAGCCGGTGTGGACGCTGAGAGCGTTCAAGAATCAGTTGAAGGTGAACCAGGTAAGAAATCAGTTCAAAGTAAGCCAGCAGGGAAGAAGCTCGTCAAGCGTTCGACACCTTTACCCAAATCTAAGGAGTAAGTCATGCCGTGGACTGTCAAAGACGTTGACGGTTTTAAAAAAGGTCTAACTCCTGCACAGAAGAAAAAGTGGGTCAGTATCGCAAATGGTGTTCTTAAGGAATGTCAATCTGAGGGTGGAAAAGACTGTGAGGGAAAAGCTATCCGAATTGCTAACAGCAAGTTTGATCTTGTTGATATTGACAGCATTTGGACTTTTGATGATCTTGACCGTCACAATGAGTACTTTGGTGTCACCGAAGATAGGAAGAAAAAGGGTGGCAGTAATGCGGGTAAGTATAAGAAAGGTCCATTTTGTGGACCGGCTGGTGGGGCACCTAAAGGTACTTATCCCGTCAACACTCGTGCGAGAGCGATAGCCGCGATAGGTTATGCTCGACACGCACCTAAACCAGCAGGTATAAAGGCTTGTGTTTGCAGACATTGGCCGGGGCTTGCAGCCTGCAAAAAGAAGGAGAAACAAATGGAAGTCACAACTGAAAAAGTCCCAAAGGGTGCGCTTCGTTTTGTTGAGGAAGGTTTTCATGCGTTTGCTTTTAAAGACGGTGAAGACAAACCGATGCGTATTCAAATGACGGCTTACAATGGGAAAATCATCAAGGGACATTGGTATTGGGGTGATTTAGCCATTGATCTTAGCGGGATCAAATTCGGTAGCGGGAAGTTCCCAATACTTGAAAATCACGATACCGCAAGGAAAGTTGGCTTTCACAATGGGAAACCTGATATTGAAGACAATAAGTTGGAGCTTGTACCTGAGAAGACCCATCTTGTAGACACAGAAGCGGCGAATGAGTTTGCGAGATTGTCTTCTGATGGCTTTCCTTACCAAGCAAGCATTTATGCAAAACCTACTGAAATCCAGCGCCTCATGAAGGACGAAACGACAGAAGTAAATGGGTTCACGATGCGTGGTCCGGGTACTGTCTGGAGAAAGTGTGAGTTCAAAGAGGCGTCTGTCTGCGTTTTCGGGTGGGATTCGTCAACGAAGTCCTCTGCGTTTTCGAGAGAAGCCACCGAAGATGTCGAATATATAGAAAATGCGCTTGAGGAGACCCATGAGGGTACTCAATTCGCAAAGTCAGAGGACACACAATATTTCAATGAGGAAGGAGGTGAAATTATGAATCTGGATGAATTGAAACAAAAACACCCTGATCTTGTCACCCAACTGTCTGAGGAGGTGAAAGTCGCCTTGAACAAGGAATTTGACAAGGAACGGGCACAATTCACGGCTGAGAAAGATGCTCTGGAGCAAAAGAACGCTGATAACGAAAAGCGTCTCGCTGGTCTGGAGAAGAAAGACGCTCTCCGTGAGGAACGTGAGAGGGAAGACCATGCTGATAGAATCTGGGCTGAGAAGTTAGCGGAATCTGACATTGACGACTATCTCCATGAGAAAGTCAAGAGAATGGTTTCCTTCAAGAAATTCGTCAAAGACGATGTTCTTGACGTTGAGGCGTTTTCTGCCGCGATTAACGAGGAGATTAAAGATTGGGAAGGTAAACTCTCCAATCAGTCTGTTTCGGGTTTGGGCTCTGTCGAGCGCAAAGCAGACGGTGGCAAAGCTCCTGTTAGTGCGGAAGAAAATACGAAACTTTCAAACGATCTGCTATCCCGAGCGGGTCAGCAAGCAACGGCTTAAAAATTCCTATACGGAAGGAGGTGAAAACTTATGCCGACTGATATTCCTTCAATCATTCGAGGAGTTCAAGACGACTATCGGAACCTTTACTACTCGGAACCGATGGCTGCTCTGAAAGTACCTGTCACGTTGCAAGCGGGATACGGTTTGTTGAAAATCGGGACTGCGCTCGCTTTGAATAAGTCTGCTGGCGTTGCTGGCGGTCGTGACAAACTTGTACCTTATAACCCTACCGTTTTTACGGGCGCTGAAAAGCATCCTGGTAGGGCTTACCTTGTTGCGGATTCTGGTACGACAGCTTCTATCCTGTATGTCTCGCAGGAAGATAGCTATAAATTCAATGTGGGAGACGATGTTATCATTAACGATAACACAACGGCTGCTGAAAACCTTGGCGCAATTACCGCTATTGATCGAACAACTGATCTGAGTCGTGCCGCTATTACAGTCACGACAGCTACCGGCGGTACATCTTTTACTGCGGCAAGGAAAGCGTATCTTGCAGTCGAGGCTGGGGACAATACCAATAACTATTCCGACTGTGTTGGTATTCTTGAAAAATCTGTGGACTGTGGTCTGGGAGTTAATGCCAAGGGAGCTGTCGCTACCTTGATTCTCGGTAACTGCGTCCTTTACGAAGGCTTGCTGACAAACGTTGATGCGGCCGCTAAGACAGACCTGAGCGCCGCTTCGTTTGGACAGTACATGTATATTCGTTAAAATTCTCTACGGAAGGAGGTGAAAACTTATGCCACGTGGAGCTTCTGAAATACCCATTCTCAGGTTGGAAGTACTACAGGACTTCATTACGAGGTTCAAAGCGGCACCCAACCTGATGTTCTCAAGTCTCTTCCCCGGAACACGAAATGCGGAGTCCGACACAATTAAGTGGGAATCGCAAAGAGGTGGAAGAGGTATGGTTCCGTTCGTTCCCCCGGGAGCGCCTGCACCCGTTTCTGCACCGCACGGCGTCGCACAGCATCAAGCGACCGCCGCTTATTGGAAAGAAAAGCGGTATTTTGACGAGGAGTTTTTAAACAATCTTCGTAAACCGGGTACAGATTCAGCGTATCAGTCTGCCGCTGATACGTTGGCGGATAACTTAGCTGACATCGTAAACCGAGCAAATAGGAGAAAAGAGTGGATGTTCTCCAACATGTTCATCAACAACGGTTTCAGCTACCAAGTAAAGGGCGGGTATATGGTCACCATTAACTATGGTATCCCGTCCGATCATCGTGTTACCCTTGGCTCGTCTTACTACTGGGATACTGGTGGTAGTAAGGACATTTTGGGTGACGTTAAAGACGGTAAACGCAAGATTGCCGAAGCAAACGGTGGAGTAGTGGATATTGCTATCTGCAACAGCCAAGTCCTTGATATGATTGGTAAAGATTCTTCGATCCGCGCTCTGTTGCAAACCAATGCTTTTGGTAACGGCACTCTGATGGCTGGCCCTGGCATCGATGCCCTTGCTCTTGTCAACGCCAAGGTAATCGGCACTCTCCTCGACATCAAGAACTTTATCATTTACGATGAGATGTATGAGGTCAAAGCCGAGATCACCGGTGCTGTAACCGGCGGGTCTACCACATGGATTCAAGTGAACGATGCGTCGGATTTTGACGCATACGAAAAACTGACGATCTGGGATCGTAGCAATGCGGATACATACGAGCAACGTTACATTCTGTCTGTCAACAAGTTCACCAATCAAATCCAAATCGAATACCCGTTCACCAACAGCTATGTAGCCGGTGAGGATTATGTTACCATGCAACGGTACTATGTGCCGGGTGACAAATTCATAATGATGGCATCTTCCGTAGAGGGAACCCCGATTAGTCGGTACATCCAAGCCCCCTTCGGACTTGGTCGTCATTGGGGTCTTTACACAGATCGTAAAGATGAGTGGGACCCCGAGGGTACGTGGATTCGGGTGCAAGACAAAGGTTTGCCTGTTCTGTATCATACGGATGCAATTTACTCCATTGATGTTACTTCCAGAGCTGGTGAGTCTGCAACAAGCACAACGACTACCACGAGTTCAACCTCAACCACAACTTCCACCTAATAAGGGAGGAGTAATCGATGAAAGTCGAACAAGTCAAGCTGTTAAAAACCCTCAAGTTTGGCAAGACGGTATGGATAGAGGGGTCTTACTTCCCGAACAGGGAGTACCCCTCTATACCAGCCGAATTGATGCTTGAGATTGCAAGAGGCACGGGAACGGTGGAAATAACACAGCAATCTGAGGAGAAAATAATTCCACCTAAGAAAACAAATAATCCTGTACAGACTTCGACAACAAACGATATTAAAACGTCTGTCTCAACCAGAGCTTCGTTAGAGGAAGCTCTACAAAAAGAAAAGCGGGAGGTAGAGGCCGCTGTTTTACCAAAAAAGAGAAAGTCGAAACTTGTTAGGAGATAACAAATGACCAAACAAGAGTTACTTTTGAAGCTGGAGAAAGAGGTAAAGGGTCTTCATCAGTATTTAGTTCCTGAAGACTACGAAAATGCCGCTGACGATTCTATCAGAGAGTTTGATAGCTCATTTCCTGTTTCTGGTAACTTAGTTGAATACTGGGTCAAGAAACGAGCCAAACGTCATTTGTTTTTTTATCTTCTAACCGAGAGCGCACACAAGTTCAAATTCGAGCAAATCAACCTGCAACACAGGTTCGATCATTATAGCAAACTGATAGAGATGGAGGACAAACAGTTCGAAACATTTCAAGAAGAACGTCCTGATCTGTTTGCTGGAGTCGATTCGTATAAGATGTTTGGTACTAAAATTGATGCTGGATTTGCTTATGCTGAATATGGTACGGACATCACATACGATGATGAACAACTGGTTGAGTTTGATCCTAAAGAGAATTAACCAATGACGATAGGTCCTGACATCGAAGAAGTATTGGATGAGGTAGGCACTTCATATAAGATACTTCGAGACAGCGGAGATTTAACAGGGGAGAAAACATATTTTAAAGCGAATAGTCAGGTAACTAAACCTTTTATTCGTGAGTTCTTCCTTGAAGCGTGGTTTCCATACAACACGTTAGCTGTCGGTGGAGATTATGTTCAGTTTATTACGACTGGGGACATTTACATCGTAATGAACATAACCCCAATGATGTTTGAGGACTCAATAATCAAGTACGATGTGGTTCTTTATAAATGTAATGTTGTACTTGACATAATCCGACCTTATGAGTCAGATAATTGGGATTCGAACTACCAGAAATTAACAACGTGGCAAATGGTGAAGGGTCGAGTTTATGGACTTTTGACGACCCCACTATATGGTCATGATCTTGTCACAGATGAGGAGTTAGGGTACTTAGGACTCGAAGTACACGAACTCTACCTGCCCGAATCTTTGCGTGTGCAAACGCTTGACCGTATTCGACTAACCTCTACATCATACTATCGTGTTGAAACGATTAAACCGAGACGTTACGAAGGAGTAGATGTTTTTGAGGTTGGTGAAGATTCACGTCCCGCACCATCAACTACAACAACCTCAACAAGCTCAACTACCTCTACAACAACGTCTACAACCACAACTACGGCATAGCTATGTTAATGGATTTATTCATTGTCCCGAGAAAGGGATTACTGAATGAGGAGAAGGCTAAACGTACCGTGGAAAGCTCTATGTCGATTGTTCATCAGCACTATGCGGCTCGGAGCTGGTCTCAAATCAATAGTACCATTAAAAAATCGTTGTTCTATGCTGTTGCTTATGACAACGAGTGGTTTGATCCACGACTTATTGCCGATATTAGATCAGTTTTGCTTTATTCTCGTGATATTGATATGTTTTCCTTATTCATGGCAAGAGGTGACGGTAAGGTTGTTTTTGAGCCAAGATTATTCAGCAGTAATTTGAAATTAAATCCTGATATTAAAAGTCAACCTTTACCGTTTAATTCAGAGAAATGCAAGTTTGAAAAACTCATTGGTGGATGGTTATACGTTGATTAGTCTCGAAATACTATTCGATCCAAATGATGTCCGCAGATATGTTAGAGCTTTAGGAAGAGTGCAACGTGCTGTGGATAGAGAAAAGAAAGAGCTCCCCTATCGAGGAGCTGTTGACTATGTCAATCTACTGACCAAAAATATAATGAGTCAAAAGCATTTAGGTGGATCAGCTCCTTATAATCCAAAGTATGAAAAGTGGAAATCTCAGTATTTTATGATGCGTGGTTTTTGGATTATGAGGGGAGAAATAATCAAATCATTAACAGTTTATCGAGATAGACATCCACAACGATGGATTGGTGGTTTACCACCTAACGCTGGAATGGTTCCTGGTAGTTCTTGGCTCATGCCTCCCGGGGCAGGTAAACCAAAATCGATAAATATGTATGCTTATGTCAATGAATATGGGGGAGTCTATGCAGGATATAATCATCCTGCAAGACCAATTTTTAGACCAACAAAAGTCGAGTATCAACGTGGGGGATTCCCGAAACGAGTAAAAGAATCTAAAGACCTAATCGGGAGGAGTTGGCGATGAATAATGAACCTATAAGAAATTTTTATCCAGAATATTCACCGGAGCAATTTATTGAACAAATCGACATTAAATTTAACGAATTAAAGGGAAAAGAGGGACGCCTCAGTTTGAAGTGGGGACATTTTTCAAGAGGTATGAATCTTGAAATCAGGAAATATTGTGAGTCTCTTCCTGAAGATTCTCAAATCAGGGAGAGATACCTTTACACGCAGATATATTGGTCATGTAAAAGCAGACTTCTTGACCTTCACATGAAAAACAAGATGGTTTCTCAAGGCAGAATCAGACGAGAAAACAAGATGGCTAAAGATATAAAAAATATGATTCTGTCTGGTAAGTTTTTATCACCAACCCAAAAAGACGAAAGAATTGCAAACTTTTTGAGGCGACTGTAATGGACATCTTAGAAGTATATCCGAAAGATTGGCATGTTAGAATCGAGTTGTCATTAACTCAGGTTCAGAAGTTGCTTGACTTTCTTGACAACTGTGAGTTTCAAGGAGATGTTTCGGAAGAAGACATGCTGAAAGCTAAGGATTATGTAATCGGTGACTTCTTTCCCAAACTCGATAAACTGACAGAAGAAATGCTGAGGAGGGAAGTGTAATGGCTCTCGACCCAACAGCACGAGAAGCTAATTTTAAGGATAGCATGAAAAAGTACATCGTTGATACCATGTGGACGATAGAAAAAGTGCCGATTAGTTTTGATCCTGCTTTGTCTAAACCAAAGTTAGCGAATAATATGGAGCTTACAACTTGGCTCAATGTTCGTTTTGGAGATTTTTACAGGGATGATCTCAGCAGAGCGAGCGTAGAAATCCGATGTTGTACTCGTCAAGATAATGAAGGATTTAGACTTGCCCAACTATGTGATAAAGTTATAGGATACTTTACCACTATCGAAGGTACTGGAATTAAATCAATAGACTTCTATCGAAGTTATGAAGCACCTACTCCTTGGGTAAAGATTGGTGGTATAGTGGTTCAAGACATTATAGAATCCGGTGTTTTAATTGCGGAAGACGAGTCTAAGTTCAAAGTGATTTATTTAACGTTGCGCTTTGCTTCTAAAATATAAAACACAGCTCCTCAGGAGCTCAAATTTAAACGATCTTTTTAAACGAATATCAAGACAAGGGTAATTAAAATGTCACGCTCTAAGAAGCTATTTTATCGATGCGAAAAATGCGGCAAGATTCTCATTGAGCGAAGGCCCAATGGTCTGTGGTATTTCGTGTTTGGTAAAAATAAAAAATTTGTTCCTGTTGAAATGCACATTCATGGGAATCTTAAAATGAGGTGTCTGCGCCGATCATGCAGACGAGACAATCCAGATCATTGGAATATCTTTAACTTTTTTCCACAAGCTAAGGAAGCAATCGATGAACAGGTCGAATCTCTACCGGCAGAGATAAATCCAACAGAGAAAGGAGGTGAGGACTAATGCCAAGAACTGGACCAACTACCAAGGACACCACGACAGTCCCGTTGGGACTTGCTCAAATAAGGATCGGTAACTCTGCCACCTTTGTGGGGCAGATTCGACCTATTCTTGCTTCAACCGATTCTATTGGTGCGCTTGCTAACACCAAGCTGACCCTGAACCAAGAGTTTTACAAATTAGAATCGGGGTATCCGTTACTTGAAGATGCGGTGTTTCCTTTGCGGGAGTCTGCTATGCTCGAATGTTCGTTTAAAGAGTTGACTCCTGCGAATATGGCGCTTGCTAAAGGGCTTGATCCGTCTGCGTCTGAGTATTCAGCCGCACATTCGGGAAGTATCGGGCTCGGTGCTTTAGCTACGCCGCAGTATGTCAGAATGGAAGCTGTTTACACGTTTCCTGATGCGGTAAACACCATGACGATTATCTTCCCGAGAGCGCAAGTTCTGTCTGCTCCTGAAGTAGACTTTCAGACGGAAGAAATCGCCGCAGTTCCGATTACCATTGAAGCAAAACGTGCGGATAGTGGTATGTCTGGTGGTCATGCGGCTTGGGACGACAAACCTTTAGGTCGTATCTACTGGGATGACGGACAAGGCACAATGACAACCACGACTTCAACTTCGTCAACCACAACAACTTCATAAGGCTATGAAGAAACTCGTTAGGAGAAACAAAATGCCGGCTGAGGACAGTAAGAAACTTAATCCCCAGATTGCGACGACTAAAATAGGCCGTCGCAATCTGAGGGAACTCAAGGTCTATCCCATGAGTCTTGGAGATCAACTCGCCACTACAAGTGTTATTAAAGAAGCATTTACAGCGTTTGGTTCTGCTGGAGATGATGTAGAAACGGCGGCTATTGCTATTGGACTCTTAGAACAAAATATTCCATTGATTTTGGGATATATTGTTGATACAGACAAAGAAAACGTAGAGGAATTACTAAAGGATATAACTAATACTCAAGCGGTCGATATTGCAGAAATCGTCTTTGAACAGAATTATGAGTCCCTAATAAAAAAAGTGAGGGGCCTCTTCGAGAAGATGATGAATCAAGCGGAGACGATTCAGACCTCGAAGAGGCCGTTACAGCAGTCTGTCAAATCTACGGATACCGACTTGAAGACATCTACCAAAAAAGATTCCGAGAAGGCGGACTAACATTAGGACAAGTAACGGTTCTCTATAATCATTGGCGAAAAAGAGACCTCGAGAGTTGGAAGAATCAAGCGAGGATCATGGGGGCTACTTTTAAAGATGAACCCAAAGTTCCCGTGAAGTCCAAAAAAACTGAAACTCCGACTATGTTTGGTAACCCAGATTCTTACAAGCATCTGAGCAAGGAAGAACGTGACGAAATGACTACGAGAATGAAAAAACACTTCCTTGGTATAGGTGCTTTGAGAATGTGGTCTCAGGAGAAACGAAATGCCTGATCCATCTGACTTAACTCTTGGTGTACTTTTTAAAGCCAGAGAGGACCCGAACTTTAAGAGAATAATACGGCGTCTTAGTACAATCGTAACTGGCTTTCAGCAAGGTTTTGATAAAGTTGATAAAGCCGCAAAAAAGACTGAGGCTTCTTTAGCCAGTCTAAAAAGTGCCACAGCACAAGCTGGAAAAGCTCTTGATAGTACAAGTTCTTCTGGCGAAAGATTTAATAAACAAATTGGTGGCATACAGGGCGGTTTAAAAAGACTCATTCAATCCTTTAAAGTTGTTGCGGTATATACGGTAGCGGGACGCTTGTTCAGTGGTCTTATAAGTGGTTTAGGAATTGGCGTTCGGGAAATAATAACTTTCGATCAAGCGTTAGCAAATTTAAAAGCTATTACCGGGGCCACGTCTGGTGAAATTGCAGCCATGCGTGATGTTATCGGTAAAACTGCTATTAGAACCAAATTTTCCTCAACTGAAATTGCAGAGGGTATGGTACTCCTTGGTCAAGCTGGTTTATCAGCAGGGGAGTCCATAAAAGCAGTTGAAGCGGTATCTGACTTAGCCGCTGGTACTCTCAGCGATTTTAAAAATGTTACAGACCTTGTAACAACCGCACTCAGAGCGTTTAACATCGATGCCGGTGAAACTCGAAGGGTAGCCGACGTTTTTGCAAACGCTGTCAATAAATCGAAACTCACCATAGACAAACTCCGCACAGCATTTAACTATGTTGGTGCTGGTGCCGCGCAAGCAGGACTATCTCTTGAACAAACAACCCAAACTATGATGATACTTGCTAATAGTGGATTAAGAGCAAGTACTATCGGTACTGGTTTACGTCAAGTGCTTGCGAGATTGCTTGCTCCAAATGCTAAACTTCGCACAGCTATGTCCGAATACGGTTTAGAGTTAGATAAAGCTACCGGCGAATCTGGTTGGTTTGAAAATCAGATCAGGAAGTTGACTACCGTAATGTTTGACTTTAATAAGGGCACAGTTGACATGTCGAAGGCTTATTCTCTTTTTGGTCTTCGTGGCGCTCAAGCGGCTGCTATTCTTGTCAATTCATATATGAAGTTGGATGGTGAATGGGATCGAATGTTAGCAAATGCTAAGGAGATCGGTGCCGCGCAAAAGATGATGGAAAGACAAGCAGAAGGTCTTGGGTTTAAAGTGAAAAACTTAACTGACCAACTGAAAGAGCTTGCTATTGTTATGGGAGAGGCTGGTGGGGGAGGTGGTTTTGGTGTTTTCGTTGATATGTTAAGGTCAGCAACTACCGCAATAATCGCTTTTTCTAAGACTGGTTTAGGTCAGGTAATTGCTAATGCGGCTGTTTTAATATCCACACTATTCGCTTTGAAATTAGCAATTCAAGCTATCGGATTTGCTATAACTACTGTTGGTGGAGGTATTGCGGCTTTCTTCACCGGACCGATAGGTTTAGGAATAATAGCGATTGGCGCTCTAATTGCTATAATGTATCAAGCTGAAGGACAACAGGCAAAGTTGAACAGGGAGCTCGAAAAATCGATAGCTATTAACAGAGGTGTTACCGCAAGTCTGGATAACTATCGTATGCAACTTAAAAATACAAAGGAGGGTTCAGAAGAATATGATGCGATAGTTCAACGTTTAACCCAATCACATCCAGATTTAAAACAGGCGATAGACAGTTCTGGCAAGAGTCTCGAGGAACTATTAAAAATCGTTAAAGAATTTGAGAAAACCAAGTTAGATCAAATTTGGGCTGATTCTGTTTCGAGACTTGCTGGCATGGCTGACAGTATGGGAAAAGCGTTAAAGACTTGGGAGAGTATGGAGGAAGGTAGAAAGAAGTTTAATAACAACTTCTTGGAATATTATGGTACTCTGAAAGGAACAGAAAAAGAGTATGAAGCTATTCGTCAGATAGTACAAGGGTGGGCTCAAGATTTGTGGAGAGTTCACGAAGATGGTAAGAGCTATACGGAAATGTGGGAGAATTTAGAGAAGGTTATGGAGGGTGTTACTAAAGGTATCCCACGTTATAAGTTGGCTGGTGTTGTTGATGAATCTTCTCTGGATATAATGGGTCAAATAAATGAGTATGTGAGTCAGTGGGCTGGAAATGAGCAAGTTGTAAAAACTGTCTTAGAAGAAATAAAAAAGGAGTATATGAAAATAGCGGCTCTTAATGAAATAGCCATGAAAAGACGAGCCGACTTATATGCTCAACGTATAGACATTATGAAAAAACTGGGGTTTAGGGAAATTTATGAAGCACTATCCCCAGAAGGGGCGTTTGAGTTTGAAGAACAATTTTGGACTAAAGCTATGAATGGCTGGTCTAAGTTTTATAAGTTTCTTGAAAGAGAAAAACGAGCCGACTTTGATTCCTCAGAAAAGTGGGCTGAGTATTCTTTCGAAATGCAGAAGAAGTATTTTTGGAAAGAGTACAATGAGTGGAAGAATAAAGAGGGCAAGAAATTAGACGAGCGAGAAAAAATTCTAAAGAAGCTGGAAGAGTTGCGCTTTAAAGTAGAGGGTACTGGCACAGATACAGAATTTCACAAGTTGAAGACACAATATGAGGAGCTTGCTAAGGCGATAGAAGATAACTTTACCGATCAGAAAGTGAAAAAGCAATTATTAGCCGAATTATGGTATGACTATTATCTCCAAATGCAGGCTCTTATAGATAAAGGTTTAGCTCCCGGTAATCTTATTAGTAAAGAAGAAATGGAAAAATCTATAAAGAAAATCAGAGAAGCGGCGGGGGTTTCAAAAATAGGTTATACCGAGCTACCGAGTGGCCCATCAAAAGTGGGTATGGAAAAAGATCGTTTAAGTGAAGAGGAATGGCTCGAACGTGAAAAGAAGCTGAAGGAAGAAGCACGAAAATATGACGAAGAACTTGCTAAGCAAGAAGTGGAAGAATTGGAGGAAAGGTATCGTAGAGGGGAAATTTCAGCAGAAGATTACTTTGCCAAACTCAGAGGACTAATGGTAAGAGGTGGAATAGAATGGAAAGATTATAATGAGACGGTCACAAGAGAATCAAGAACTGCATGGGAAAGTATAAAAGAAGGTTGGAAAGACTTCTTTGGTAAGATGGAAACCAACGCTGAATTTTTTGAGAGATTTGGAAGTGAATTACCTCAAAAACTTGCTGATGGTTTTGGTGATATGTGGGGAGACTTTCTAACTGGTACTAAGACAGCTAAAGAGGCTTTTCAAGATTTCGCTCGTGACATGTTGAGATGGCTTGCTGAGATGATGGCTAAGCGAGCTATGATGCAAGCGTTAGGTGGTCTTGGTGGTATGTTTGGTTTTCATAGTGGGGGTATGTGGGGAGAGGGGGGCGCACCTACGAGAAGAATAAAAGCCCCGTTTGCAGTTAAACTACATGGTGGTTTGATGCCTGATGAGTTTCCTGCGATACTCAAAAAGAATGAAGGGGTTTTTACTCCTAAACAAATGCAGGCTCTTGGTATGATGGCACAAGGTACTTCGATTAATGTTCCTGTAAATGTCAATGGTGGTATGACTGATCGAGCCGCACGATACTTGCCAGGTGAGATTGAAGAAGCTGTCCTAAAAACTATGAGAAAATACTCTATGTAAGGAGCAACTATGAACAAGATGATTCTCGACAGCTACACATTTCCTGAGAATCCTCAAGAAATGGATTTAGTCGAAGCTAAAAAAGTCGTTGCTAAAGTAATGACATACGGTGGGGAAGCCATATTTCAATGGGCTGCAAATATTCAAGATTTGTCGGTAGTTTTGAGATGGGATAATATCACCGAAACATTTTGGGACAATCTCAGAACTAAATATTTATCGACCGACAGCGTAGTTTTTAATCCTCAAGACGGTAACACTTATAATGTCATAGTTGAGGATTTAGTTGGTAAGTACGTTCAATATGGACTCGAAGCTATTCCAGTAAGAAAAGATGTGGAGCTAACATTAAACATTCGATCACAGGTATAAAATGTCCTTAACATTAGACGGCACATTACAGACTCGTTTAAATGGTATTGAAAGAGTGCCTATTGCACAAATAGTCACTACGTCTTTTGCCAATACTATTCCATTTGATGGGAATAATATGTCTCTGTATGAAGGTGACAATCTTGATCTGGATTTGAAATATCATAGTTCAGGAGCTCTTGTGTTAGTTTCATATCGTGGAGATGATTCTGAACGGTTTCGATATATGAAAACTGATCCAGACAGAACGTTTTGGACAGAGTATTTGATCGATGGTAAGGCGTGGTGGGAAGCGGGTACTTACCCTAAGTATTTAACATGTTCCGAAAGATTGAATGGGGACATGCTTGTAGCGTGGACTTTTAATTATTCAAGTCGCTGGCGTGTAAGGGTTACTAATGTCCCTTTTTCTGGCACTGGTTGGGATCACACAATAGTTTATACTCCTACTCTTCTGGATTATAATGATGTAGTTCATGGTTTATATCTAATGTATAATCCCAATACTGGAAATCACATGTTGTTTATGGGATGGTATGATGATTCTTTAGGTAACTACTATCTCTCCGTGAATACAGCCTCAGACAGCGATATATCATCTTGGTCTGGTTGGGTAGACATCACACCAGCAAGTCTTGGTAATGCGGCTCGGTACGGTAATCCACATGCTATCTATTTGAGTGATGGGGATATAGCACTTAGTTTCGAGTTTGTTACAGGTGTGGATGCCGCTTCTGGATACGAAACTTCAAATGTTTTCTATACGGTTTCACAAGATGATGGTGCAACTTGGGCTGTTCCGACGATGGTATCAAATTACTTGACGGTTGGTATAGCCGGGGAACACCCCGTTGTTGCGGAAAAAAGTTCTGGTGTGTACTTTACTTTCCACGAAACTGCTTTGTTTGTTTTGTTTGATAAGAATACCCCAGGCATCATATACGATGGTGGCAATATTTATGCTCAGTCTATACATTTATACAACAATAATTTTTATTTAACTGGAGCTTATACTGGTGGAGGACTTAAAGCTATTACAGGTATGTGGGTTGGTGACCCAGATGATATGTCGGTAGTTAAAAATTATACTTCGACCACTACTCCCGGGTATGATCCAAACAGTTTACTTTTCATGTCTGTTTTTAATCAATGGAGTGATGGAAAGTATCTTGTAAGATGGCATGAGAAGTGTACCGGAAAGAGTATTGGGAGGGTGATCGTTTGTGAGTATGATGGGGTTACCGATAAGGTTACTGAATATATGTTGGGCACTAATGCAGACTGTCCTACTTATGGGTGGACAGAAAACGTTTATGTTGAAGAATCAAGTCATTGGGTTTCGCAGTTCGGTATAAAAGCCTGTATGGTAGATGCGGCTCAAGATCGTCTGTATATATGGATGTATGATGGTTATTTATATTCGAATGATTATTGCTGTGGATATATTGATTTGACTGAGTCTCCTGATCCAGGTACGGGGTACTATACTTGGAATGAATTGTTTAGAGGAAGTTCTTCTATTTTAAATAGTACCTATGGTTGGGTTGGTAGTAACAGCGCAGATATGGAGTATATTAGATTTTGTAAAGAGGACAGAGTTATTGTAGCGGTAAGAGCAAGAGGCATTGGTGGTAATGGGGGCATACTTGTATATGACGCTGATACTGGTATCCTTCAATTTCAAATGTGTTACGATAATGATGCTAACTTTCCTTATAATGGATTGTTTTCAGCGTATGTTTACGATAACAAGATATATGGTTCCTTCACATATTCAAGTCTTGGCGGTCATGGTAGTTGGAGAGGTCTTTATACTTATGATATGCTAACCAACAGTCGAGCTGTAATTCGTCCTGGGTATGATTCGAAAGACCAATACTCTTTTTACGACTACGACTTTTCTGATATTGGGAACAACTACATTTGGATAGCAGGTCTTGATGGCGCTATCAGGTATCATACTGGTTCTCAAAGTTTTGAAATCTGGAGTGAGAATTATTCTACCCCCGGACAATTACCCGGCTTCAATATGGGAATGACGGATGCTTATTGTTATCGTATAGCTTACGATGTTTCTTCGCAGGATGTCTATGTAGCTTGTCCATCACAAGGATACTATGGTATCAGACGTTTTAATATAAATGGACACTATTATAAGGGGGCTTTTGCTACGGGAACTAAGGTTGTTACTGATCTTGGTTTAGGAGCAATAAGTGATCTTACCGAAGGCTACTTTGAAAAAGATATTGTTACTGCTGTGGATGAAAATGATATTATGTGGGCTTGGTGGCAACATCGTGACTATCAAAACGATAAAGAAGACTTTTACTGGGATAACGATGAGTCGGAAACAGACGTTTCCGATGATCTTGTTGAAACCCTTGAAATAGCTCACGCTATTGATACTCCTTCTGAGTTGACGTTTTCTCTTGCTAACGGACATCTTTATGATCCTCAAAATAGCTTTTCAAGTTATTCTTACATGTTTAGAAGAGGACGTAAGATAAAAGTCAAGTTGGGTGAAGATATTAGTGGAACTCCTTATTGGGTCGATCAAGGTATATATTTTGTAGAGGAAATACAGCTTACCCACAGAAGGGGTCAATATCCAGTATTAGAGGTGAAGTGTCGAACCATAGATTCTTTGTGGAGGGATGCAAGAGTTGTTTTGTCTGATTATTATGATGAGGCGCAACCCAAAGCAATAATTGAGGATATTCTTGATAGTTGGACTGTATTGTCTGGTGCAGATTATAGTATTCCAAACTTCGATAATTCACATGAGATTTGGCATCAGTGGTCTGATGAAACCATATATGATATAATTAAAGACCTTACCGATCATCTTGGGTATGCCAGTTTCTTTACAAATACTGGAGTATTTAGTCCTAAAAAAATCGATTTTACCGCAGGAATAGATCACACTTATCCGAACGATATTCAAATACTTGACTATACTCCAGATACTTCTTTTTCTAATTTCGTCAATCAATTACGAGTTATAGGAGAAACGCATGATTTTATAGAGGTCGTTTATGACCCTGAGTTGATTACCAATGTCAGTGGAACATGTGGTTGGTGGAACGAAACGATTACTAAGCAAGTCTGGTATAATGAGGAGAGAACGAAGACTTGTAGAAATCCATATCTTAATCCAATCATAAGTACCAAAGATTTTAGGTACTTTCTTTTTAAAGGTGGTGGAGGGGAAGAAATAACGGCTACTGATACGACGGATGAACTTTGGGTTGAAGTGACGATTGAAGGTCCTAATTTGATACCTTATGTTGTTGGACTTGCTATTGGTACGTTAGCATTGGGGGCTGCCGCTATTCATTGTGTTTATTGTGGTCCATTTGTGTTCGCAACAAATGTTTTTATAAGCCTATTATGTTATGCAGTATTAGCGACAGCCACTTATGACATAGAAATTTGGGCTCAGCCAGTCGGTGAGGAAAAACAAACGATTCAGTATATTGCTACCGATACGGATGCTATGAATATTCTGAATCAACAACCAGTTATCGAGGAGATTGAAGACCCATTTTGTTACTCAGTAGCAGAATGCCAAAGAGTTGCAGAACTTGAATTAAACATATTAAGGTATCAAAGGGAGAGAATTAAATTAAACAAGATTGCTCATTTACAGGATGAATTGCTTGACATGATTGTTGTGAAACATCCTTATACTCAGGTTTCTATGCAGATATTGGTAGCTACCTTAAAAAGGACTCTCAGAATAAAAGAAGATATGATGGATTACATTGAAGGGTGGAGAATCTACTAATGCCAAGACTTTATGGTAAAAAAGTAGGAATCGGTGTTATTGATCGCCGAGTGAGAAAACGAGTAGAAGAACGGGACGCTGTTGTGTGGTCTGTTGATTCAGCTAATAACATTGTCAACGTCAAGATACAAGGTTCTGATACTTTACTCAAATCCCACTACCATCAGGTTTTGACTGCCGCACCATCTTATCTAAAACCTGGTGCGGCTGTTACTATTAGACATAGACGTGGTAATAAGGGATATGTTGAAGTAATCGGTACTGGTAGAGCTATTCCAACACCTATTGGAGCAGGGAGTTCTTTACCTTCGGTTGATTTAACAGATGTCGTTTTGTCTGGTATGGAAGTCTTAGCTACTGATCCAACAACTATGACAGTTAGAGTAAATCCGGGTACTTACCGATATAATAATGGATTATATATATGGTCTGAGACAAATAATTTCTTTTACACTATGGATGATCCTGCTCCCTTACTCATGGGTAGTGATGCTGTCACTATGGGTGGACAGTATTATGTTGTCACCATACCTGCGGCACCAGCTACTCCTAAGTATGGTAGATATGATATTTTGGTAGTTGGTCCTCATGATAATGAGATCGATGTTATTTCTGGCACAGCGGTCAATTTTTCAACTACTGTGCCTACTATGCCCACAGTACCTTCAGGACATGTGTTAGTTGATTGGGTCTTAGTATTTTATGGAGATACAGTTGTTACCGATGATATGATTGGGAAATCTTACTCTTCCCCAATTTATAGTTCTGTGGATATATCTATATCTGGATCATGGGTTACGGTAGACGACGAGTTAGAGTGGAATCCAACACCACCCCCTCAACCATATTGTGATATAGTTATAACTGTTTACGATCAATACGGCACAGTTTGGAATTTTGCAGGAATGAGAGGGAAGCTCACTAATATGGGGGCTTTTGGTCAGGTATATGGTTCTTATACTGGTTGGCGATCAGATTACGCCGAATCGTATGTCAGCACGACTGGGTCTTTCAAGTTCGAAAGAGACCAGTCAGCATCCGAATCTTCTGTTCCATTATTGTATGAAGTTGGTGGTTATGCTTATTCTTTCGTACTTGTTCTATTAGATTCAGGAGGTAGTCCTATATAGGAGGTAATCCAATGAGTGATATTGTTGGAAACGTGGTCCCCAGTCATAATCAAGGGGTGATGATCGTCTCAGAGTCCGCCAGTGAGCTTAAAAATATTAAAGACATGCTGAGTGATATACAGAAGTCACTTGGTTATATGACGAAGCTACTGGAGAGTGTGGTAAACCATATAGACTTATCTGATAAGTCTAAAACTAATGTGAACAAAATGTTTGAATTGCAAACGGAACTTATGAAGAATCTGTTTGTTGGCAAAGAATTTCAAGGAAAAGAACAAGTGATGGAAGTGTTCGATAAAATCAAAGAAATGGGGGTTAGATAATGACGACCGATCATCATACACCATATCAAGATGGGGTAACCACGTATGAAGACAGCGATATGAACGCTCCTTTAGCGGAGCTTGATGCTGTTTTTGGTGGTAGCTTTACTGGAAAAAAGGGCAAGATACCGAGGGTCGGTAGTGGAGAATCTGCTCTTGAATACTTTGATTCTTCCTACGATATAGGTGGTTCTTATAATGGTAGTCCTACTGGTAGTCTTACCATTATGCGTTTTCCATTTGTAAGGAACGTTATGTTCGAAGCTGGCATGTCTCTGAGTAAGATGATAGCGTCAGTTGCGGCGACAGCTACGGCTATCTTTAGTTTGAGAAAAGGCGGTGTAGAATTTGCGACAGCTACATTTGGAGCAGGAGGAACGACAGCTACCTTCGCTTGTGCTTTGAATACGACATTTACTCCGGGTCAAATTTTAACTATCGTGGCCCCAGCTTCTCCTGATGCTACATTAGCAAACCTTGCTTGGTGTCTTGCAGGAACAAGGAACGTTTATACCGTAACGACTACATCCAGTACAACTACTTCCTCAACAAGTAGTACTACATCTACAACCACTACGGCATAGGAGAGATATAATGGCTTTATTATTTCTGGATAGCTTTCAAAATATAGACACAGCTAATCATAGAACGTTGTGGAATGGAAGTAATAATCTTCAAATAAGTACTGGTATTTATAGAAGTCCACATTCCCAATCTTCGTTTAGAACAAATACAGCGGATCAAATATTAATTCTGCCTGCTTCTCTTGCGAGAGCGGACATGTATGTGGGGTTTTCTTTTTACGTCAATACTGCTACTGATCCATCATATTGGACAAACCATTGCTTTGTTGGATTCGCTTACCAGAGTACAATTCATTGTAATGTGTGTTGGAACACCGCCCGTTATCCACTTGGAGTTCGTTTTAATAGTGCGGTTCTTGGTGCGGCGGGTAGTATTCCTTATCAAAACTATACTTGGCATTATATGGAAGTGTACGCTAAAATACACGATACTACTGGAGAATTTAGAGTTTGGATAGACAATGAACTTTCAGCAGAGTACACGTCTGTGGATACAAGTAAGGGCACAAATTTAATTGATCGAGTTTATTTAGCTGGAGTTTATAATCTTGGATGGGTGACTTACTTCAATGATTTTTATATTGACAGCGACACAAGACATGGTCCTTGCAAGGTGTTAGGGGTAATGCCTGACGCTGACGGTAGTTATACTGAGTGGTCTCCTCTTGGTGCTGGGGATCATTATGTTGAAATTGATGAAGTAGCTCCAGATGGAGATTCATCTTATAATGAATCCGATACAGAAGGACAGAAAGACTCCTATACAATAACTGCCCCATCAGCGAACGTTATTAAAGGCATGCAGATTAAGTCAATGGTAAAGAGATATGGAGATATTGCTCCGGGTAAAGTAAGACATTTTGTTAGACAAGGAGGCTCCGATTATAGTGCGTCAGTAGGAGAAAGAACATTAGGAGCAACATATAGTTTTATCTTTGACTGTTGGGATGATGATCCCAATGATTCCAACCCCTGGACACAAGCAAAATTAAATAGTATGGAAGCTGGGATAGAAGCAACTTATCTTGGAACTACCACGACAAGTACAACTTCCACGACTACGACAACAGCACCTTAGGAAATATAAATGCCTAATGTCACAGTTAGAAATACTTATACGTCCATAGAATATTTGGAAGAAGATTTTAATTCCCCTAATGTTCGTGTGACGTATCAGACAATCGAGTGGTTAGACGAGAGAACGACAACCACTATGAGTTCCACAACGTCCTCTACTACCACAACGAACACACAATCAACAACAACCTCCTCAACGACTACGACGGCTACATCATCAACCACGACAACTTATCCGCCTGTCGCAGGGGGAACAAACGTAAACACGACCACAGTTGTGGTCTCTACGGTATAGAAAGGAGGTGATATAACTTGACTGATGAAAAAGATCAATCAGGCATTCGAAAATGCGAACTTTGTGACCAGCATCCAGGTCTTAGAGAGGACTTGATAAAGGCGACAAAAGACTTGGAATTTGTTTGCACGAAGCTGAATCGTCAATGCGACACGACGGAAAAACTATTTAAGGAGGTTGATACGAGATTGAAAGTAAAACCGTTCTATGTCTTGGTCTCTGTACTGATTACTGTACTGATTTTTATGTTAGGAATGCAACTGTCAACGTACACCTCAGTTGGAGAAATGAGAAGGAATCTGGAAATTGTAAAGTTTGAGATTAAGGCTGATTTGAGTAAGCATGAAGGTGAAACGAACCAGCTTATCAAACGTGTTGATGAGGTCACAAGTGAACAGAAGATACTTATGGATCAAGTTTTTAAGCATGTTAATAAGTATCCTATGAACGATGATTCTAACTTTAACAGGAAGAAAAGGTGATGTATATTCCTAAATATTTTAAACTGCAAGAAATGTTTCCCCGAGATTACTACAAAGAAGTTTATCCACAACTTGGGGATATGATGTGGATATTAATCGATAACAGAATCCTCTTTACAGCCGACATGCTTCGAGAACGGTATGGTACTATGGTGGTCAATGATTGGTTGTGGAGAACTGACAATGCAAATAATTATCGAGGATTTAGACCGCATAACTGTACCGTTGGTGCTGTTTTTAGTCAGCACAGATTTGGAAGAGCATTAGATTGTAAATTCAAAAACGTTGAAGCGGAAGAGGTCAGGCTCGATATTCGAAGTAACGATAAGTATGCGTTTAAATATATAACCGCAATCGAATTAGACGTTACTTGGCTTCATATTGATTGTAGAAATCACGATAAGAAGAAGCTGGGCGTTAAATTAATTCATCCCTAAGGAGGTTTGAAATGGAAGATAGTAAAACGTCGGCTAAGGAAGGCAAAAAACCAATCGTGAAAAAAAGAGGATTGTTTGAGATGATCTTCTCAACTATTATCATTCTCTTGGTGTCGGGTTACTTCTATGGAGTAACCTTTACTCATGTTCCACAAGAGAACATGAGAATAGTTGACACTATTCTTGGTTTTTTGCTTGGTTCCGTAATTTATCCTATCGTTGTTTGGGCTTTTAGAAGTTCAAAGGCACAAACAGACAAGGAGAGTTTGGAGCTACAAGTGAAACAACTAAATGGTAAGGGAGGTAGTAGTGATGGTTAGAAAAAAATTTACAATCGTGTCTTTACTCTTAATCCTTTTACTGCTATTATCGGCGTGTACTGCTAAAAATGCGCCCTCGTGGTCTGAAATGACACCTAAGCAGAAATTGGCGTATATGTACCAGGTCTACAACGCACAGCACGAGGACTACATGATAATGGCAGCTAATCCTAATCTGACAGAGGGTCAGAAGAAAGTGTTGCGATCTAAAAAGCCTATTCTTGAAACGTTGCAACTTTTGATTCCTGCATACGATCAAGGAGTTCAGCTTGGTAATCCAACACTTGCACAGGAACAGCAAATCTATAATCTTCTAACACAACTCCAGACAATGGTTGTGCAATAAGGAAGAAAGGAGGTGTTTACATGGCACCAGCGGTTTCGGTAACAGTAGCAGCCCTTACGGAGCTTGCGAAGTTAGGTTTACAAATCTACTTCGCTTCTGGACGTCAGGCGGGATTAACTGATGAACAGCTCGAGGAGTTACTCAACTCTGAACGAGAACGGTTCAATAAGAACGTGGCTACACCCTTACCTGACATTCCAGAATAGACAAGGGGGCTTAGCTATGGCAACGGCGGACAATAAGTCGATTAAATGAGTAATCGCAATTACCTTGCCAATATAGCGAAGTCCCCAAGTCTAAAACAAATATTAACTTATTTTGGAGGTAACGTCAATGAAAAAGAAATTCTTAATCTGGTTCGTTCTGCTTTTCTTTATTCCTGTAACACAGTTATACGCTTTAACATGGCATACTGCAAATCAAACGACAGTTACATGGGATCCTGTTGCAGTTGATTCTGGGTCTGTTGAGTATGAAGTTTTTATAGCCAACGCTTTGACAGATCCGAACAAGGCAAATCCTGTCTCTGTTTGGAGAGGTTCAGAACTTCAAACTGTAATCACGCTGACTAATGAGGGGCAGTATTATGTAGGTGTTAAAACTTGGAGAATTATTGATGCTTCTACGTCTCTCGAAAGTGTGGTAGGTTGGTCTGACGATCCTAACATAGCAGGGGATGTTAATGGAGATGGTACCGGGGACCCTTTCGGTATAAGGTTTTATGTACCTCCCGGGGTAATTCGAAACCTGAAACCTGCAAGTACAGGGTAGTTAGTGACGGGAATGTATGGTAGGGAGAGTTCGCTCTCCCTACCGGGAGACTAAAAATGGCAAGCTATACTAAATTCAAAAAAGCCGTGAAAGACATGATCTTGAATCTTCCCGATTGGGCTCAAGATCAGGAAATTTCGTTGATTGCTGGCCTGGAAATGTTAGTTCATCGTGTGCCAGGTAATCCCATAGAAATTAAACGGGTCAGATGCAATTTTTGTGGGGATTGTTGTCTTGATTATCCTCATAGTCCGTATGGTAATGACGATGAAGGAAAGTGCAACATGCTTGAAAGAAATGCCCATGGTCAGTGGAAATGTCAAGCAAAATTTGATAGACCATTTCGGTGTTTGCAAGACCCATTAAAAGCTAATTCGCCAGACTGTACTATCGAACATGACCTAATCGATATATAGGAATTAAATCATGGGAACTTATTACATTGATACCCACGCCAACTCTCGTCTTGCCGGTGAAGACTGGACTGGACAAACTGCTGATAATGGCGTTTTTACTGATTGGCTAACAACTGATAAGTTTATTCTGTGTGTTCAAATTGGGTATTCTTTAACTTTAGCATGTAATAAAGCTCCCAATGCCGCCCAAGTAAAACTTCAATGGCAACGTGATGCTTTGGGTTGGAATGATGTTTCAGATGTCTCAGAAATATGTTGGACTGATGTAAGTGGGATAGCTTCTGATGATGGTACTGGAACTCTGAGAATTGCCACAGCTCCCGCAGGTTGCGGTGGGACTGGCACTGCCCGCATGAATGAGAGTGATAATACTCTCCCAGATTCAGGTACTTTGAGTATATCTTCTGGCGACTGGATTGAAGCTCAATGGGGACTATCCCCAGAAAATGCTGTTGCAGGAGGTGTCTATTCTTTTAGGGTAGTCAACGTAACCAATGGTAATACACCATTAAATAACACCGTTGCTTCCACAGTTACAATTTATTCAATAACGTCCACTACAAGTACTACAACTACCACGTCCTCGACTACGAGTACTACGTCCTCAACGGTGTCTTCGTCTACGACCTCGTCTACGACTTCAACCACCAGTAGTACGTCCTCTACAACCACCAGTACTATGACCTCAAGTACTACGTCCTCAAGTAGTACGACCTCGACAACCACCAGTACTACGACCTCTACAACCACAACTGAACCAGTACCTGCGGTTGTTTGGGATGAAAGATTTGAAGGTTCAGGGTATGAAGAAACATGGAGCGAGGGAGAGACGCTTGAACATGCTAACTGTGTCATGGATGAGGATTATGCAACATCTAATTTGGGATATCCTCAAGGGTGGGATAGTCAATGTTTGAGGGCTCAATGTTATGACGATTCAAGCACAAGGAGAGATGCTTATGTAGAACATCTTGGTTTAGGAAATCTTAGCACAGTTTTTGTGACCGCTGAATATCATCATGGAAGTGGTATTACTACCGGTGGAAATGAGAAGTATTTTCTAAGATTGTATGGTGCTGGCGGTGTCAATAGCCCCGGACAATTTATGCTTTATAAAGGTGCTGGGGATGCTATTGTTCAAATTGTGGTTAGTCATGATGGGACTTCTAATTATATACCTGGACCAAAACTTAGAGTAGGTAGTCGTTATGTATTTCAATTAAAATGGGATTTAAGTGATTACACTTGGGAAGCTAAAATAAATGGTGATGTGATAGGTTCTGGTGGTATTACTGGTTCCGCTCAATCGTGGACAGTAGATGAATTAATGGTAGGTATGTTTGGTGGGGACTCTCAAACAGTTGAGGGCTTCATTGATAATATCACCATTAGGACTGACACTTATGAAGAACCCACGAAACAACCTACAACTACGACCTCGACAACCTCGACTACGAGTACCACGTCCACGACTACGGTTACTAAGTCTTCAACTACTACATCCTCAACTTCGAGTACAACCTCAACTTCGAGTACCACGTCCACGACTACACGGTCGTCTACAACTTCGAGTACCACGACCTCGACAACCTCGACTACGACTACTACTGGTCCTCCTGCCCCTCTTATTGACATAGTTGCTCAAGTAAAGGCTTCTGGGGCTACTGCTAATGTCACTGGAGCAATAGACACTACTGGAGCTGATTTTATAATTGTGGGCGTTGCGTTTTATAATGTAACCCACAGTTTTGAAGATAGTAAAGGTAATAGTTGGACCGAGCTTGGACCATCAGATACAACTGGTGGTCAGTATGTTACGTTCTATTACTGCTTAAATCCAACAGTAGGTAGTGGTCATACATTCACAGTAAACACATCTTTTAGTTCTGTATTCGTGTATGCTTTAAGTGGCGTATCTCAAGTTGATCCAATAGCGGATTACAGCCTTGATACTGATATTACTACTGGTAGTGCTACTCCAGATCAAGTTGGGGATTGGATACTATCAGTTGTTAATATTTACGATCAAGTGACAGACCCAACTCCAAGTGGGGATTTTACACTTGATGAGGTTGAATATTATCAGGGAAGTGTTACGCCTGGTGGAGCAACTGCCCTTATTCAGCGGTATAATTCTACTGATGCTATTTCTTGTGACTGGACAGATATTACCAATAGTAGTAATGATTCTGGTATCGTTATTTTGAATTGGGATACTGGTGCTACGACCACTACAAGTACTACAACCACGACTACGTCAACCACGACTTCATCCACCACAAGTACAATCAGTTCTACTACAACATTCTCGACCACGACCACGACTACGAGTACAACCTCAACTTCGAGTACCTCATCCACGACCTCGACAACGTCAATTACGACTACGTCAACCACGTCTTCGACAACGTCCACTACATCGTCCTCGACTACGAGTACGATGTCTTCAACGTCAACTTTCAGCACAACAACCACAACGGAGCCTGGTGAGACAAGTACTTCATCCACGACTACTACGACTACCACAAGCTCCACAACATCTACATTCAGCACAACAACCACGAGTGAGACCACCAGTTCCACGTCAAGTACAACTACGTCCACGTCAAGTACCACCACGTCCACGACTACGTCAACTTTGACAACAACCACGTCAAGCACGACCAGTACTATCACATCCACGACCACAAGTACAGAAACATCGACATCGACCACGACTACGACCAGTACCACTACGTCCACGACCACGTCCTCCACTACGTCAACCTTTAGCAGTACCACCACGAGCGAGACAACGTCCTCGACTACGAGTACTACGTCCACGACCACGTCAACCTTTAGTACCATCAACCTTTAGTACCACAACTACGACTGAGCCTGGTGAAACGTCTACTACGTCCACAACGACTACAACAACAACCAGCTCAACCACAACAACTCAGTCCTCAACTACTACAAGTGAGACAACGTCCTCGACTTCGAGTACTACGTCTACGACTACTCAGACATCTACAACGTCCTCGAGTTCTACTACAACAACCACAATGTCCACCACGACAACGTCGGAGACTTCGAGTACTACGTCTACGACTACGTCAACCACAACTTCGACATTCAGCACGACCACTACAACTGAACCTGGTGAAACTTCCACCACAAGTACTACAACTACGACCACGACTTCATCCACTACGAGTACACAGACGTCCACAACCACAAGTGAAACAACGTCTTCGACTTCGAGTACCACGTCCACGACAAGCACTACCACATCCACTACTTCGAGTACGGTATCAACTACCACGTCCTCGACAACATCAACCACGTTCTCAACCACGACTTCGTCAACGACATCCACAACGACTACGACAAGCACGTTGACCACGAGTACGTCAAGCAGTACCACGTCCACAACCACGACAACGGGTATTCCATGGTACTATGTCAATCACCTTGTAATAAATGCTGGATCGGTAAACAGCGGATCGGTAGAAGACACAAGGATTGCTGATGGAACATATCTGGTACTGAATGAAACAGTTGCTAATCCGGGGTATAATTACGAGTTTCACTTTGAAAATATCCCGTCAATACCTTCGTTTGGTGTCAGATTTGAAGGGTATTATAGTGGAAATCCTGCACATCAGGTCTTCGTCAGAGCTTGGAATTTTACTCAGGCACAATGGGTTGATTTACCCTATAATCAACTGATAAGCAGAGCCTCAGACGAGCAAAGATCATGGTTTATATACACTAACAACTATGTTCAGAACGGAGAGTTTAGATTACAGATCATTCACGACTGGCCTGGTACGGTAGGACATTTTCTGTATATAGATAGACTGGTCCTTGACGATTCAATGACGACCACTACTACAACTACGTCCTCAACGACCAGTACGACTACGAGTACTACGTCCTCAACGGTGTCTTCGTCTTCGTCTACATCAACAACCAGCACGACCACAAGTACTGTTAGCACATCGTCCTCAACGAGTTCGACAGCAAGTTCCACGAGTACGTTTAGCACAACGACCTCGACAATGTCATCCACGAGTACGTTTAGTACAACTACAACAGGTCCACCGATACAATTTGCTATGTATGGCTTTGAGCGTGAGGCGATTGAGTTTGGTTTTGAACGAGAAGAAATACAATTCGGGTTTGAAATAGACCCAGAAGGAGATCATTATGGCGATTAGTCAATTAACAAAACAGGCTTCTGAAACTTTTAGCATTTATGGTGGGATTGCTAATGTTGCTCAAACAGGTGAACAGATTACGGCAATCAGTTCTGAGGTGACTTGTCAGGATAAAGATGGTACTGATGCCGCTGATTTGTTGCAGGGAAATCCTTCTGTTTCTTCTGATGGGTTGAAATTGTATCAACGCATAAAAGCCGATGAGGGTGTTGAAACTGCGTCTCCATATTGTATTACCTTTAAAATGGGAACAAACCAAAATAATCTTTTTGAAAAAGATGTATTCCTATATGTAAAAGAGAAGCCCCGGTCATAAAAAAGACTTGACAAGAGAACCATTAGATTGTATCGAAGTTTCAAAGCAATCATTTATTAACCCCAATAAGTGAAGGAGAAATCCGATGAATGACAAAGTAGCAATTCTCACCACATTTCAGGACTTTAACCCATCTTACTCTTTAACAGGCATTGTGACAGATCAGTACAGAATGTTGACCGAACATGGTCATGAGGTTGATTTATATACCTGTACTCGTTTCAATGAAAAAACAATTCCACCTGGCATTACAATTAAGAAGAAAATCCCATTTGCCCACTTGATCGATTACAAATCGAGAGTAGACTTGACAGAGGATCATCAGAGAACGATTGATGAAACCTCTGAAATGCTGTGCGAGGAATTAAAAGATGTTCGACTTGTTCTGACCCATGACTTTTTGTTTACAGGGTGGAATATGCCGTATGGTCTTGGTATTCTCAAAGCGACACCGTTCTTGCCGAAGACTCGTTGGTTTCACTGGATTCACAGCGTGCCTACCGCGGCTAAAGATTGGTGGAAAGTAGCAGAGTGGGGACCATTTCACAAGATGATTTACCCCAACAATACAGACAAGATATTGGTTGCTGAACAATATCAAGGCGCTTTAGAGCATGTTCGGTGTATTCACCATATCAAAGACCTGAGAACATGGTTTGACTTTCACGAGGACACATGTCGATTTATTCAGAAGTATCCGGGTGTTATGAACGCTGACATTGTTAAAATCTATCCTGCTTCTGTGGATAGACTATCAGCTAAACGTGTTCGGGAAGTTATAATCATCATGTCTGAGATCAAAAAAAGAAATCGCACCGTGTGTTTGGTAGTAGCCGCACAATGGGCTACTGGTAGACAACAGAAAGAGAATGTTGAAAACTACAAACGACTTGCAACACAAGCTGGTTTAATACCAGATGTGGAAGTGATATTCACCAATGATTTTGAATCACCTAAATTTGACGCTGGGATTCATAAGCAATTTTTAAGGGAGCTTATGCTCTGCGCCAATCTTTTCATCTTTCCTACCCGAGAAGAATCATTTGGTTTAGTATATCCAGAAGCTGTCTTGTCAAGTGCTGTCATACCTATGGTTAATAAGTCGCTAAGAATGTTGGGCGAAGTCGGTGGTGGTTATGGATTGTACTTTGACTTTGGTTCTTATCACCATGAAGTCCATCACAAAAATGCGGGGAAGTATTATGAAGACCTTTCAACTATCATTCTCGGTCGTATGCGTCAAGACGATGCAGTTATGGCCAAAACTTGGATGCGACAGCAGTATAATTATGACAACTTATATTTTAATGAGTATGAGCCCTTATTTGCTGAATCTATGACTTGGAGGTAGTTATGAATAATGAAGTGGGTTTCGGGCATAAGATACTGTTCTTTCTACGGGAAGTAGATAATCTTATGGAGAATCGTTATCAGTTACCAGTATCCTTCGAAATAGATGCTTCCAACACATGTCAAAATGATTGTGACTTTTGCATGTTTGCCTTTCACATTAAAAATCATAGGGTTCATTTGTCGTATGATTTATATGTGAAAGCGGTCTGGGATTTTTATCGTACTGGTGTTAAATCGATCACATTTACTGGTGGTGGTGAACCATTAATGAATCCTAAGATTGTAGATATGGTGAAGTTTGCTACCCGTTTAGGAATAAAATGTGGTTTAGTCACCAATGGCATATTTCTTGATAAGATTGGAGAGGTGTTGGGAGAGTTAGAATTTGTTAGAGTCAGTTTGGACACGTCTAATGCTGAGACATACTATCAAACAAAGCACACCAAACACTTCAATCGAATAATCGAAAATGTAAAACATGTGGTTGATAAGAATGTAACAGACGTGGGTCTTGCGTTTGTTGTTACAGATTATAATAGGAAAGAAGTGGATGATTTTTACGAACTCTCGAAGTCTGTAGGAGCTCACTATGCACAAGTCAAACCAGAAGTTAGGAACTGTGATATAGAAGCTGAAATGAAGGGCTTGAATAGAGATAAGTTCTTTGTTACTGAGCGATACAATATAGATCGAAATTCCTTGACAGCGTGTAAGATCGCTGGTTTAATCGGTGTTCTAAATGCTACTGGGAAAATCTACTATTGCTGTATTCATAGAGGAAAGCCCCAGTTTGAGATTGGTGATTTAAACCACATGAATCTTTTAGAGATATATTCTAAGTGGAGACCAGTATTTAAACCAGATCTCAGCATGTGTGGTGCATCTTGTCGGTACTCAAACTATGCTAAGGTTTATGAGAACGCAAGAGGGAGTCAATATCTTCCTCTAAGACACCGAAGATTTATATGACCATATCATTTGTCATACCATCTATGCGACCAATAATGGTGAGAAGGGTACTGCATGATCTGAACAATCAGACGTTGCTCCCAACTCGTGTAATACTGGTGGATAATTCTACGCAATATTTTAGTAATACCAAATACCTATACGATCTTGTGGTAGAACGTCCCAGTAAGAATCTTGGTACTAATCCAGTTTGGAATATAGCTCTGAGACTCGAAGACACTTACTGTGGAATTTTGGGTGATGATTACAGACTCGAACCTACAATGGTAGAGAAGATGGTATACGGATTAAATATAAAATATGACGGTGTTGAAGCTGGTGCAGTAGTTCCAGAAATCATACAACAAGAAAAAAGAAGACCAATAAAAACCAAAAACATTCGGCTGGAGCATTTGAGAGGTCTTCTTCTTGGTACAGGCAAAGGTAAATGCTCTGCGGTACTAATGAAGCGAGAAGTAGCCAATGCAGTACCTTTGATTCCCGATCATTACAATATATTCTTTGGGGATAATTGGATAGGGCATCATATTATACACAAACTTGGTTTAGCTTTTGTTCAACTGTATCCATGCTTTATTTACCACATACCGGGAGTTAATAATGTTTCGGCCAGTTTGAATTATAAGGGGGTTTTAAAGCATGAGCGAGGATTCTGGAATAAATTTGTTAGGGAAGAAGCCAATAAGTGAATTTGTATCTATTCACGTTCATAAATGTGGAGGTACTACACTCGGTTTTATATTTCAAGACATCTATGGGGAAAGGTTTCTTTGGGACAAAAGTGAAGATTCTGTGTTTGTTCATGGCAGACTAAAGTATTACAATTCAAGACATTTGGCTAATGCTGATGTTGTTCATGGACACATTAACGTAGATAAATACAGCTTTTTGAAAAGACCGTATATAACATGGTTAAGACATCCGGTATCAAGAATGGAATCTGAATATTCGGTAATCAAACAGAAACGAATAACTGGAAGATCAAGTCCCCTACATAAAGAGGTCATACTCGAAAAGAGGGACTTTACATGGTACTGTGATAATCATAACGAGGTTTTTAAAAATTATGTGGGCGACTATGATGTTGACGACTTTGCTTTTATTGGGATAATGGAAATGTACGAAGAAAGTCTTTGTGTTTTATCTCAAGTAATTGGGCATGAGATACCTCCATACTACCGAAGAAATACGAGAAGACTGAAACGACAGTGGTTTAAGTGGGGCACACCAGAGGAGAAATGTTACTGTGCTAATTTGAATAAGAAGGATATCGCATTTTACTATAAGGCAAGAAAGAGGTTAATCCATGAGTTTAAAAGTTGTTTATCTGTATATGAGCCAGGGGAGTGCGCCCCAATCTGAAATTAGCAACTGGGACCCAAACTATCCATGTATCGATAAATATACAGATGCTATGAAATCTGAAGGAACATTTCTAATGCTTTCAGAGTTGAAGCGAACAGGTGTTGTGGACGATGTCATGGTATTTTATGAGTCGAATAGAGGTCCGGGGTTCGCTGATTGGGGTCGTGGTATTGTTGGGTATGTATGCCCCTCAATCAAGTGGGTGTATCAATTTGTGAAACCTGATACAATAATCTATGTCAGAGGTGGATTTAGAGGGTGGCACGAGTTCTTAACATTTCACAAAAATAAGAATTGGCTGATGTGTTACAATGCAAATACTGGTAGGGAACGTTGGACATTTTGGGATATTATTCTGTGGGATTTGTATGAAAATACGGAGATTGACCGACATAATAGGGTATGGTACTATTACAAAAAACCGATAGACGAAAGCATATTCTACCCTATGGATCAAACTATCTTTTATGATGTTTGTATAGGTGCTTCTCATATTCACGACAAGAAGGGTCAATGGCGTGTTATCAACGCACTTATAGCATACAAGGAGAAGTATGGTAAGAATTTAAAAGCCATACTTCCTGGGTTTGGCACTCGTGGTGTTCAGACCTCAAAGATAATGACGAAGATTCACGATCATGGATTAAATGTCACTATTACAGGTATGCTGTCCCGTGAGAATTTGAACGCAAACGTTTTTAATCGCTCTAAAATTGGCATGTTTCTTGGCACTCATGGTCAGGGTGATAGGGGCGCTCTCGAAGCTCTTGCTTCTGGTCTACCTCTAATTGTTGGGAGCAGACGTTACCATAGTCCAACAGTTTGTGATGAAAACGTATCGTTGACTCCCAAAGATGTTAATAATACCGAACAAGTTGTTGAACTTATGCACAAGCTATTGTCCAAAACTCCTAATCGAAAATTTGTGGCTAACTTCTTTAAACAGAATCAAGGCTTTAAAGAAGCATGTTACCCTAACATAAGGTTCGTATTTGATTTTATGAGAAATAATACCAAACCTACGCTCGAAGCAAAGAAGGAATTTTTAAGACTATGCACGAAAAGGGACAAAAATATCAAGAGTTTAGGGACTTAATTCTTGAGTTAGTAATGCTATTTAAACCCAAAACATATTGTGAGATAGGAGTTAAAAAGGGATATGTTTATAATAGGGTAGCTCCCCTTGTAGAAAGAGCAGTTGCGGTAGATATAGCTCCTTTTAGAGGTATTTACAAAAAGAAGGGAGCTATACACTTTCAAATGTCAAGTGACGACTTTGTTCAAGAATGGGGCAAACAAGAGGATAAAGTCATAGACTTTCTTTTTATTGATGGTGACCATAGCAAACGACAAGTATTGCGGGACTTTATAGGGTTAGAAGTGTATGTCCCTGAACATACTGGTTTGATATTTCTTCACGATACCTATCCAATAAATGAGAAATTATGTCAAAAAAGATATTGTGGGAGTGCATGGAAAGCAGTTAGAAGTTTAAGAAACAGTTCTTATAAACTTGAAATGGTAACCCTACCAGGACCAAGAGCTGGTTTAACAATAATTAGAAAAGCCAAGACACATGGGTGGATGGATAACAATGACGCCAGTTGCGAAGGAATACGGGAAAGGCTTCTTTAGTCGTAGGTACAAGTTGAGTTGGAGAGCTCCTCATGTACTCAACGCTATCGAAAAAACTTTTAATTTGGATTCAATGTCATTCGTTGATTATATCGATGTAGGTTGCGCTATCGGTGATCTTGTGAATGAGGGGTTAAGACGTGGGTGGGATGCTTATGGTATCGAGGGTTCCGAAGAAGCTCTTCCATTCTTAGAATGTCCACGAGAGCGTGTGACCTTTTGTGATCTAAGAGAATCGGTTCACAAATTTATGATTGTTAAAAGATATGAAATACTATCCTGTTTTGAAGTAGCAGAGCATATTCAAGAGGAATATGCGGATATGTTTGTAAAGAACCTATGCAATCTTTCGTATAATATCGTAATTTCAGCCGCTCCACCAGGACAGAAAGGACATCATCATTACAACTGTCAGCCCTTCGAGTACTGGAATCAAAAGTTTGAAGATATGGGGTATGCGAAAGAACCGTTGCTTGAAGACCGTTTTAGAGTCTATCTTTCCCCATGGAAACATAAAGATGGTATTCGAGCATTTTTTCAAAACTGTTTAATATACAGGAAGAGGTGGACAAATGGATAACTTTGATGTTGCTGTTGTAGCTACCTTACGACCAGAATTGTTGAATAGGACATTGGTATCGTTTTGTGATAGATTATGGAAAGACGATGCTAACTTTGCCAAAATCTATATCAACGTAGACAAAGCAGGGGAAGAAAATGAGGAGATAGCTGATTATAGGGTCTATCAAATTCAAGAGATTGTCAAAGACTTGTTTGGTAAGGACAACTATGAAATGAACGTGAAAGACCCACACTTTCCTACTGCTTGGTTGTGGGGTATTAAGAAGTCAACCTCTAAATTTGTCTTTCACCTTGAGGAAGATTGGGTTGTCAACTATGAACACGACTTCCGTAAGATGGTATCCATATTTGAGAACCATGAAAATCTTGTTCATCTGAGGCTCAATCAATTTATCAGTAAAGAGAACGAGACAAAGATGTGGGGCAAGTTTTTCGCTTTCTGGAATGGGGACTTCTTCGAGATTGAAGAAAAGGGTATTGTGCCAGTAGGCTGGTGTGGTCACCCATCTTTAAATGACGGTGACTGGTTAAGAGCCGCTGCGGAAGATATAAATCCAACTCGCAATCCTGAAAAGCAGTTTCACTATTATCCAGACTTTGTAAAGAAGCATGTGATTGGTAGACGATTTGGAATCTTTCAGCCGCAAAATAGTGGTAGGGGGATTAATGATATTGGAAGGGATTGGATGAGACAACATGGTTACGAGAAAACAGGTGGCGTAAATGTAGAGTGGTTTACTCACTGGAAAAAGGTTTAGAAAGGAGTTATTATGAAATTATCAATAATCGTTCCCTATGTTAATGAATATCCTCAGGTCATGTTCACGATCAGAAACTTAGGGGAAGAACTTCGAGACAGGGCAGACTTTGAAATCATCACAGTAAATAACTATTGTCCTGAGGTGGAGACACAACACAAAGCGCAAACGGCTATTGAACTTGAAAAACTACAAGCACACCTTTTAAAGACAGGATATAGAAGTGACGGTCATTTAAAAGCGATCTTCGATCTTGTTATGAACTCATTTGAAGAAGATAAAGGTGGGGGTTCTCTTAAAGCATGTTCGAGAGGACATCAGTGGTTACAGTATTTCGAGTATAAAGATAAACTTAGTCACTGGAATTCAAAGAGATTTGGGTGTGACCAAGCCACAGGGGATTACCTCATGTTTGTTGATTCTCATTGTATTGTAGGACGAGATTCAATCTATAATATGTTTAAGTATTATGTGGAACATGAGGAAGAAATCAACGGTACGTTACATCTTCCTTTGACTTACAAAATTTTAGAATGGCACAGACTTATTTACAAGCTGGTCGTGGAACGTTATGAAGGTAAACCAGCGGGTATTCATTATACGTTTAGTGCGTTTAGACCAGAAGAAAACCCGTATGAAGTACCCTGCATGAGTACATGTGGAATGATGATGTCCAAAAAGATTTACAACGAGTTAGGGGGCTGGCCAAGCGAACTTGGCATATACGGAGGTGGTGAGAATTTTATGAACTACACCCTTGCTGTTTTGGGTTACAAAAAATGGATATACCCTAACGGCGTGTTGTGTCACCATGGAGAAAAGAGAGGGTATAGTTGGAACTATGACGACCACATTAGAAACAGAATTTTAGCAACCTATCTTTTCGGGGGGAAAGAGGTTGGTAATCGTTTCATCAGCATAGCGAAGGGGCGTCCTGAAGTGCTAAAACGTATGTTTGATGAGGTCATAGTTAAATGCAAAAATCAAAGGGAACATATAAAAGCACGTCAAAAAATGACGATAGACGAGTGGGTTCAAATCTGGGCTCCACCATCTATATAAATGGAGTTGGGATAAGTAGTCGAATAGTCATGGAGATTTTAGCGGAGACTGTTCTTAACTTTAACGGATTTAATATGGGGGATAAAGATGCTTACCGCCAAAAATTTCAAAGCAGTTTTGATGCTACCCTGCGTTGTGATGAAGGAGCCGAAGATGATATTCTTCCGAATACCGAAGAACGCAAGCACGACTCTCCACAGAGGGTATCTTCAACCGAACTACGTCACGCTAAACATGAGGACAAACAAGACTGGATTTATAAGGTTTTTAGAAGAGGTCACGTTTGATTGGTTTGAAGAGGCTTTCAAGTTCACTTTCGTTAGAAACCCTTGGGATAGATTTGTGTCTCTGTATGTCTACTTTACAACATACACACCCACAAGAAAGGGTTCTCCTTTAGCGGATCGTTGGGTAGGACCTATACCTTCATTTGAAGAATTTGTCCTAAACTTTGAGAAGATATGTGAGACAAGAGACGACATCAGGAATCACGCAGTAAGTCAAACAGCCTTCGCATATCACAAGGAATGGAAGTATGTTGACTTCGTAGGTAGATTTGAAAACCTAAGAAAAGATTTTGATTATGTCAGAGAAAAGTTAGGACTAAAGGTAGAGCCTTTAGAACATCTTATGCAAACGGAACATGAGCATTATTCTCTATTTTACAATGATATAACAAGGTCTAAGGTAGCTCAAATGTATCAGGCTGACATTGAAAATTTTGGGTATCGTTTTTATCAATCTAAACTGGTTGCTCGTGGAAGTGATCTATCATAAATTACCCTTATCGTGCTATTAGTTTTTAAAAAAGTCTTAAATTTGAGCGCCTGGCGAAGCGAGTATTGCTAAATATAGAGCTATCAATACTTATTTTTATGAGAGGTGAAAAATGATACTGAAACTCTATGCTGAACCTAAATGCTTTGAGTATCGAGACAAGTTCCCAGAAGAATGGTTGACATTGGGGTGTGGTCCTGGTGATGTAGGTGATTATCTTGTGCCCGATAGAATCTTGGGATTGTCGGTAGTTGAAGCATGTAGGGTTCACGATTGGTATTACCGATTTTGGGAAGGTGAGACTGAGGTTCATCGAGCTATCGCAGATCGTATATTCCTAAACAATATGCTCCGAATCATCTTTGATAATTCAGGCAACTTTACGGTAAGACGAGCGAGGGCTTGGATCGCTGACCACGTTTATTATGAATCAGTCAGGCGAAGAGGAGCCCCCGCTTTCTTCGAAGGACGAAATCCTGAAACTCATTATCAACTACTTAGCACTTAGGAGCTCGTTGTCAAAAAGGGTTAGAGTTGCTGAAGGAACACCGATTAATTCCACCTGATAGTGATTCTCTGGCTCTTGGGAAGTAACACTCTTTATTGTTCCTTCTCTGCCAACATAACTATGTTCGTAGTTTCTGTCGATACATCGGATTAATACTCTATCACCTACCTTAAACATCCTACACCTCCTAATATCATTAGAGTTAATACGAACCCCACAAAAGCACCAATACAAAGACCAGATAACAAACCAGAAATATAGATTTTGATTTCTTTATTCGGATTTAACTTGTATCCTGTTATTGCACCACTCGCAACCCACCATTTTGCGATATTCTTCCAATCTTTGTTCTTGTGTCTCACCTTTCACCTCCAAAGAAATTAAGTAAAGTCTCTGCATAAACCACTCTTTTCTTAATTCGTGCAGAAACCTTTCCTCTAAATCGTCTTCACTACTTGCGGAGGACATAAGTGCTAAAGTAGTAGTTCCAAGTAAAACTCCAATAAACAATCCGAAAGAAAACCACATAACTGAAAATTCCCCCATAGTCACCTCCTAAAGTTCAAAATGTTTGTTGTATTTTTCTCTCCACTGCCATTCCTGATCGGCTTCTTCACAGATTTTATCGTCCCAATCACAGTTCTCAGCTAACCATTTAAGATAAGAAGAAGGCAATTTGTAAATTTTTAAACCCTTATATTTTCCCCACGGCATCGTAGTCATGATTCAAGCGCCTCCGCAAATATTAGAATTAAACCAAAGATAAAGAAGAACCACGGTATCCAACGATCAACGTCTTTTTTCGCCCATAGACCCATCGAATACCCAACCATCATGAACCCCAGTCTCGTTGCGTTGCCGTCCTTCATGTTGCACCTTTAATCCAAAAAGTATTGGATCCCCATCTTCCTGCTTCATTATAACTCTTATTTGTTTGGGCTCACCCTTATGTGCGTATTTAATCTTGTAACAAATGATCTCTGCCACGCACACAACAATAATCATGTAAAGAATCATTTGGCAAATGTATTGAATTATTTCCATTACTTTAATTTCCTGTATATAGCACACCATTCTTTTTGACATGATGTGTAGTCAAGTAACATGATGTTGCCAACTTTAGCGAACGCATACATAGCGTCCTCCATAAATCGGTAACAGTCTATTGGTCGTCTATGCTGTTTAAATCCATTTGCTGGAACTGATATAGAGAGAAGACCCCCTGCTGTAAGACCTTTTGACATGTTGCGAATAGCGGCAAGTGGATCGTAAAGGTGTTCGAGTACAGCCATACAAAATATGAAATCAAGTGGTTCAGGTAACATGTCCTTCGATATATCAAGCACTATATCTGCGTTGTTTAAATCAACGGAATGAGCATACTTAACCTCATACCATTTTTGAAGTTTTTTATTAATCCATTGACCTTGTGGATGTTGTTCACCGATAAGATAGCCCCAACCATTGAGATCGTGTGTCTTCCACCATATAGGAAATGGGGCTGCGTACCCGTTATTGTCTGCTCGACCATCAGGTGTGTTTATGTACCAAATGTTTTCAGGATCAAATTCGAGTTCTTCAAGGATTGTCTTTTTCATCACACTTCCCAATACCAATTACCTTTGTATGTTTGTAATTCTCTGCCCATGTGTTCAGCGTAGTGTCTAACTGCTATTCCCACATCTTTGTATCTTTCTTTTGATATGTAATCGTGACCAGAAATAATTCCACCATGAACCATCTTTTCTTCCCACAAACTGATGTCTGTTAGAACGCCGTAATAATCGTGCTTTGCATCAATATAAACAAAATTGAAATCATCAGGAAGAATACAAGCGGCATCTTCTGAGGTCATTCTCACTATGATAACATTCTCACCGACCAGATTTGCTGTTTGAAGAACCCCATAATATAAGTTATCCCAATAAATTTTATTCCAATGGGGTCTAAATGATGGGAAGGGAAAGTAGGGGTCTACTCCGTACATAATATCAAGTTTAGTACCGAGTCTATTAGCTAATGGGAATAGAAATCTACCATGATCTACTCCTATTTCTACTCCTCTAATCTTGTCACGAATCGTATTATGAAGGAGTTCTGAGAAAAAGGACGATCTGTAATCTCCTATCAGACCGTATTTTCCAAGAATAAGTCTTGCTTTTTCGGTTCTGTCAGGTATTTTTCCTGATTCAATTATCTTGCAATAATCTATCCTTTTCATTCTGTTGACACCTTGCTTTCGTCACCCTCAAGTTCCACAAGGAATTGTCTGTCTGCACTTTCGTTTACTGTATCAGCGTGTGAAACCATAATCAACTGCAATTTTAATTTGTCACATATCATCCTAAGCATGTCACCAATATTTCCTTGAAGATCAGGACTCACGTTTCTGAATGGTTCATCTAACACGAGACACGCACGATTGCTTCCCATAGCCCAGTAACTTACAAGCAGAGCGAAGGAAGCAACATCTTTAGGACCACCACCGGAGCTGAATAGTGGAGGTGTTTTGTTACCAAACTTTTCAAACCATAAATCACATTCAAGCTGATTCCTTCTAATTGTCATTTCAGCTATGAAATTGGGAAAGTCAGGGGACACAGCTTTCAGCGCAAGAGTAACGAGGTTCGATATGTGTTCTTCGAGATTCTTTTGGGTCTCTTTCGCTATCCTCTGAAATATGATTTGGGCTTTTTTGCCTGCTTCAACCATCTCTCGCCACTCAAGTATATTCTGTTTCAGCTCCTTGATTGTTTTCTCAACTTGTTTGAGTTCCGACATCTTGTCGTTGAAGTCAGGTACTAACAAACCATAAAATTCGTCACGGAGAGACATCGTAGTTATCCTTTAGTTTTCTGTACTTTTCCACGATCAAGCTGTCGATCTTAGAAAGTTTGGTTTTTAGTTTTTCTAACTCAGCCTCAGCCTCTGATGTTTTCTTTAAACCAAAGTCTGATTCGAGCCGCTTCATTTCTTGTTCAAGCTGTCCACTAAACTTGCTAAGTTCGAGATTAGCTTCTTCCTGAGCTTTTTTAAGATTCTTTACTTCACCGATTATCTTGGTTATTTCGTTCATGGTGATTCACCTCCTTTCTAAGTATTTTAAGTACTTTGCTCTCCTAACTTTTCAAAGACGAGATCAATAAACCTTTTTGTTGACTTATCGATGGTCTTTTTGTTCTCTTGTGTAAAGTCGTAAACGTTGCGTTTATAATTAATCCCTGTCAAGTGAGTGTCCACTGTTAAAGCGTCCACGAACTGATTCAGCTTTTCGTTCTCTGCTTTTATGCGAGTTGCTTCCTCAATCTTTATGACGTTCTCGAAGTCATCCACTACCAAGTAGACTTGTTCAATAATGGGTTCATTAGTTTTAGGATTAGTATTGTAGATATAGACGCACGGCTTGTGGTCTTTTTGATCTATTCGAGTTCTAAGCATAGAGCCACAATTTATCAAGAATCTTTTACCTACTGTGCCAGATGTTCCACTGTGCATGATAAAATGTTTGTGATTGTCGCCTGAAACTATCAGGTCGTACTTGTTTTTCATAAGTAGTATCTTGCCGAAAGTATGATCTTCTTGACCTTCCCATATCTTTTCGTCTACGATCATTTTGTGAAGGACAAGTATATTAGTTCCTTCAAGTTTTTCGATCATCTCTGGTATTTCTTCATACCATGAAGCTCCATAAATATAGATACGATCTTGTGGATAAATTAGAGGTTTTTCACCCAATAGACTGACTACTCCCGCTGAATGTAAGACTTTTAATGGTGTATTGTCTATATCCGAGCTGTGGTATCTTAGATCATGTTGTCCAAAAACAGTATAGATTGGAATATGAGCCATGTCACTTTTTAGAAAATTGATAACAAACTGTTTTAGGAAATCATTTGCTTTGTGAGACTCGAAGAAATCACCTGGCTGTAGGATAGCTTTACAATTATTGCTTTTTGCTATCTGAAATATCTGTCCTAACTTATCAGCACAAGCAGCCAAAACATTGTCTTTTCGGGTCTTGATCTTGTCTTTATCAATATGCCAGTCACCCGTTACTAAGAATTTCATTCTTCTTCTCCTTGCACTACAAGTCCAGCATAAGCGAGAGCGAGTGCTCCTTTATCTCCATTATCGTGAACCAGTTTCAAAATCTGATCGCCGAGATTCTTAATATCTCTTTGATCTTCCTCTGAAAATTCGCTAATGTACCCTTTTAACATTAATAATGCTGGATTCATTTTAATTTCCTTTATTCTATTATTTCATGTCCCCAATGACAGCGTATTGCCCCACATGTAGGACATTCTGCAACATCCTCATACTTTTCCATTAGTTCTTTTATATGTATATTAATAACCTCAATCTCATTCTCTTTAACATGAATATCCTTTTCAATAACAACGATCTTGTCCCAGATATTACTTATTGCCAATGCTTGCTTTTGCAACTCAAACCTTTTTTCAAAGAGTGTTAGGAGTTCTTTGACTACTGGTTCGGACTGTAACTCATTGTTGAGTTCTTCCATATAGGTAGTAATCTCACCAATGTTTTCGATAGATAATCTTAATCGAGTATGTTTTTCGGCTAATCTTAAACGTCTATCAAGAAGTTTGTCTATCTCCTCAACGTCTGCTTTTGAAGCAAGAAACCGTTTGCGTTTATCGATTGCCGATTGAATTTCGGTAATAGTTTCTATTCTGTCTTCGAGGTCTTTTTGTTTTCTGAGTATGGAGTCATACTCTTTAAACAAAGAATCGATGGCCTCAATAGCTTCTTTATGTTTCGCTATGCCATATAGATATGTGCGTCTATCTTTAGCCCTTGTTAGTCCCTCATCAGCAAAGGTCAGTTTGTTTTCGTAATCAGATATAAGACCTTTAGATATTTTGGCTACCCTATCTATGTCTTCTAAACCAGCTCTTTCGTTCAGCTTTCGAGCGACATTACCCGGAGTATCTTTAATCAGAAAATACCCATCATCTTGTCCCCAGATGTTAGTTTCATCCATGACTGAGATCATTCGAACCTCATGGGGCACATCACCACGGAGAGCTTCAAATTCATTCTCGTGTGAGTAGCCTCCTGAGACGTCCTCTTCTCTCGTTATATAACCGTTGAACCCTGAGTTGTGAACCCTCGAAATAGAACCGAAATCAAAAGACAGATGAGCTTCGACTCCATCTTTCCCAGATACGCTCCAATTACGAAACTTTGCGCCCAGTGGCGTGTTGGTAAGAGCCCACTGAATTGCTCTGATTATAGAGGATTTACCATGATGTGATGTCCCACGAATTATATTAAAACGTGGATGAAATTCCAGATAAGAGTGTTTATGACTCTGGAAGTTTAATAATTCGATCTCTTTCATCTTCGTCCCTCTCCTCTAATACTGCATAAGTGAATACGGTATCAAGATAGCCAAAGTGACCTAAATCGTCATGCAGTTTTAAGTGACCTTCTTTGATAAGATTCAGAAAACAGTCCCGAGTCACTGGTTCATAAGTGAGTTGACCAAGTTCGACCATTCGTTTTTGTCTACCTTGATTGATTTGAAACATGGTGAGGTCTACCCAATCCCAAAATCTATCAGCGTTCATTGTTCGATCATAGGTCATGGTGACTCTAATCTTGGTTGGTATTTTTTTCACGTTCACCTCCTTGGTGATTGTGGGGGTCTCTGCTTGCAACCTGTCATCCTGCACTACAAAAAGAAATTACGACTAACGTAACTTATCGGCATAGTCACGACCCCTTGGGTTGCTAAGTTGCGTGACTACCCTAATTGTAAGACAATTACCAAGCAGTTAAGACCTTTCCAGTCAAGACCCCCAAATCTCGATCTCGGAATTAGCTTCGGTTATCGATCACCCTTTTACGAGTGTCTTTGCCAAGATTAATAATATCAAGCATGGCTTTTCTAACACGAATACCAGCCTGACGATTACCTTTGTCGCATTTTTCAGCGTCTTTCTCGGCACCCTCAACAATGTCCTTGATCGCTTTAACAAGATCACTTACAGATTCCATTTTTAAGTCCTCCTTACAAGTTTGGATTTTGTAGTTGACCTTGCTGTGTCGCTTTTTTTGATATGGAGATCATCTAACGCTCTCTCCAACATCAATACTGCATCTGCCTCATCATCGTTAGCAACTGTATATCCACGCTTTTCAGCTTCCTTTATCATTTCTTCTTTCTTCGCATTCCCTTTTCCGGTAGACCACTTTTTTAAGTTGGTTGCGTGGTAAGAAGTGGTTTCTATATTTGCTCTTGCCGCGAAAGACAGCACTTCTGCGACAAGACCCATTGCTACTTGTGTCGGATGACCGCCTCTTTGATGGGGCTGTTCGTAGACTATCAGATCGATGGGGCCTAAGAGTTTTTTCATTTCCCTTAACCAACTTCTGCATCTCAAGAAGCGCATTCCGGGCGACTCGCCACGCTTCAAGCTGAAGTCTGCGGTGCCTAAGTCTACGTTTCCGTTGTCGTAGCTTGCCCAACCTGTTTGTGTAGCTAAATCTAAGCTCAGTACTTTCACGATATCCCCTTAATTTAGATTCATTATGTTTGTCCATACTCTAAATTCGTCTTCCTTCAGAAAAGAATAAAATTCATAGGACTCGAAAGTGTTTCTAAAATCTTTGCGCCAAAGAGACTTTCTATTGATTTCAAACTTTTGAGTTTTCCAGTACGGTAGAGCGATTAATTTCATATTCCGTTGAATGATCTCTTGTCCATATTCTGATTGAATACGTTTATAAATCTTACCTTTAGTCAATTCTCCCCTTAGATATTGGAGAGCAAGTGATTTTTCGCTGTGTGCTGGGTCTGAGACACCCCTAATTCCTGAGACATTATCAGTAGTACAACCACCAATAGCTTTAGCCGCTATCCATTGATTTGGTTTGATTCCATACTTGTCTTTGAATTTTTCAGCGTCCATAATCTGTCGAGTATGCAGACTGTATATTTTTAGATTATATCCAAGAAGTTGGTACATGTCAGCGTCGGAAGTGATAAGCAAGTACTCATTATCAGGATTAAACTTAATGACTGAGGCTATTATATCGTCACTCTCGATTCCCGTCTGTATAAAATTGTTTACGAACCCCATACCCGGGAGTACATAGCGTCTTATTTCCTGAAACTGATTTAAAGTTGATCTGTCAAACTCTTTCTCCTCTGGTGTTCTCTCTCGGTCTCTGCGATTCGCTTTGTACTCAGGGTAGTCCTTGCGTCTCAGCGATTTACGACTGTCCCAACAAAAGATATAATCGTCCACATTTTGAAACCTCTTGCAGATCATAAGCAACTGTTTCAAAAAGCCAAAGATAACCTCGACATGCAGGGAGTCAGATGATAAATCAACACCCTTCATTCCGTGTCTTACTTTGTGACAGACGTATGGACAATCAACAATTAATTTCATTTTTTGAAAACTTCCGGATATTTATGTACCACTTTTAGAATTTCCTCAGGGTCTTGTGTCTTGATATACTTCTTCCATCCTCTTTTTAACTTCCATTTTCGAATTAACAACTTAATTTTATTAACCATTAGAAGCGCCTTTTTCTGTTAATCTTTACCGAGTCTTCTCTTTTTACCCAACATATCCCTGTATGGCGTCTCAGTTCGCCTTCAAGTGAATTTTTTTCAATATGCTCGATCACTTTATCAATAGTACCTTTGAAGTTTAAATGCCTACAATCTATGGTGCGTTTATCAAGAGACCAGTACCCTTGCTCAACGAGAAATTCCACACAGGATCGAATATCGTCTATACCATAGTCATAGTAGATTGGAAAAGATACTTCTCTAACCTTTCCTGTTATTTTGTTTTTCTTTACTTTAACTCCAGAATCAATACCAATCTCAAGACCTTTATCTGCGTAGCTGTCAATAACTCTTAGCCACAACTCGTGAGAAGCGGCGAACTTAGGAGCATTACCTCCTCTACGAGTTTTAGATACGAATTGAGCGTTGATTGCATCGATTGTTTGGAAGATAACTATGAACAAAGATTTTGTGTTCCTTAATTCCCGTCTGCAACGTCTAAAGACTTCGGCGAATACTCTTACTTTTTCAGTTTTATATCCACCCTTACTTGTCTGTTCTTTTTTAGTCAGCTTCTCCCCGTATGTTTTCTTACGAGTTACTTCCGAACGTGCTTTCTCCTCTTCCTCAGTCAGAAAATCATAACTGTCAAGAACATAAATAAAAGGACGTTTGTTTTCTAATGCTTGAACCATTCTTCCATAAAACTCTTGAACGGTATCGCTTGCAACCATATAAACACGTCCTTTATTTGTTTTTTCGTCATAGATAAAACCATTTCCAAACAATTTGTTAGCATCAAAACTAAAAGCCGCTTCCGCATCGTCATAGTACATATCGTAATCATCGAAGCGGGGTTGAGCGCATGCCTCAGCAAGTGCGGTTAACATCAGAAATGACTTACCCGAGGAACTGTCGCCAATACCAATGACGACAGTCCCAAGGGCGAAGCCACCAAGAGGATTATCACTACACGCACAATTTAACAGGGTGGAGCCGGTAGGTAATAAATCCTCGGTAGCGTTTGAATAAAGAACCTCAGAGTCTTCAAGGTCCTCAACGTCTTTTTCGATAGTCCCAGAGATTTGATCTCCGTATGACTCTTCCTCTCTGGGACTACTTCTTTTAATTAGTTTACCCATTATCTACGCACCAACTTTCCACCCTTTTTGGGAGCTTCTGTTTCTGTTTTAGTTGTCTTACTTCCACCAGTTTTCAACAAGTCACTCTGGTCAGAACATGCTTCCCAAATTTCACAATCATCACATTCATCCAGTTGTTCGATGGTGACACCAAATTCCCCACCAACTTCTGATGCGGGACAAACATAATCAGTTTGAGCAGACGCAGAAACTGGTTTTCGTGTTGACGATTTTGGTTCTTCGGGAGGTGGTTCATCGTCTTCTGGTTCTGGTGGTATTTCCGGTGATTCCTCAGTACCACTTACAACCGAAGGTGTTGATTGACTTGGGGAGTCTTCGAAGGGGGCATCTTCATCAGAAGGACCCTCAGCTTCTTGCTCTGCCGCTTCTCTTGCTCTTTCAAGTGCAGTCTTTTTAGGTAGGCGACTTGTCTCTTGTTTTTCTGTTACAGGTGGGGGAGTAGCAGTACCAAAGAACGCAGTACTAACTTCCTCATCACTGGGTCGCATCTTTAAAACTTCATCCAAAGCAAACGATTGTTCAAGTATGTGATCCGGTATCTTCGGATTCTCTCTCGGTAGCAACTGAAATCCACCGTATTCAATACTGTCACGCTTTGTTCCGGTAGCATCTTCGTATGAACCACTCTTGCTTATCTGCCAATAAACATGTCTACCTGTATCGTAATGTGACCAGTCAACGAAACCGCCACCCCGAGGTTTTTTAGATATTTCAGAGACTTTTTTTTCAAAGAAATAGTGACTAACCTCAAAAATCTGAATCCCGAGTTTCTCTTGATCTTCATTGTCATGGCACCAGATAAGATAAGCGCAACGTCTTGAAGCCTTGATAGCGTTGTACTTCTTCTTATCCTCTATATAATTTTGCTTCATCCATGTGCAGATGGGGTCGGGCAGTTTCCATGTGTTAGCCTTACAAACAAAAAAGTCGTTCATAGGACCAATTCGTGAGTGTCCCCAAAACTCAACTTTATAGGTAAGTTGCCCTTCTTCTTTTGATGGATGTTGACAACCAGCATAGAAGGGGATAACATCTATGATGTGGTCACCAATATCAGGTCTCCATATTGGTACTCCTAACTCCTTTACTAATTCGAGATCGAAGTAACTACCAACAGCGAAACCACGATCATCTTTAGTATTGTATGACTCCTCATAATCTTTTTGCATGGACTGTTTTTCTTCTTCCGCTCTGTCTCTAAATCCTTTGGTGCGTCTTGGTAGTCCCATAACACTTACCTCCTTACAAGTTTTTTAGGTATTCTATCAGTATCCCCTAATGCGTTGTCCTGAGCATCTTCCATTTCTTTTTCGACTTTTTCATTAAACTCTCGGACTTCATAGGGAGTGCTAAAGTAATCTTGAGCATAAAGTTTTTCCTCAACCTGAATCATTGATCTTTTATGCTCAAACGAGCGCATAGCTATCCAGAGCATATTAACCTCATACTCAGCATCGACAGCCTTTCGCTTTAAAACCCTGTATTCCTGATCCGCTCTATAAAATGCTTCGATTTGTGGACCGGTAGGTACAGATGAAAAGCCTTCGTCTTTGAAGTTTTGACGAAGGTATAGGATAAGTTCACTTCTTTTTGTTTTGACTCGCTCATTGATCCTATCTCTTTTTTTGGTAGCATGAGCCCAGCGTTTAGCCCACTTACCAAACAGATTAGCTTGACGACCAGCTTCCCATTCAAGTCGATTCAGGTCAATGAATAAATCATCCTCAAATTCATAGTTGTCTTCGTTGTTCATAATTACCCCTTAAAGCACTTCTAAACGTATTTTGTCAAGCGTTATTTTCGCTGACGAGATTTTTCTTCCATATCCGCAAAGTCTTGACAAGCATAGAATAAAGCAAGTGTTAGTCCAGCTTTCCCTTGGTGCATAAATGAATCAAGGAATAACTGCATAACTTTTGCAATCATTATGCTTCCGGTATTTAACAAGATTGCATTTAGGTAGCCGAGAATGGCAAGACGTGCTGACTCTGCATCTCCCTTGAATTTTTTAAGCATCTCACGAATCTTTTCCCATTTATCTTTGGCTTTAACGCTTTTATTTGTAAGCATCCTACAAATATCAATGATAAGGGTTTCATCAAAGGTGACACTTGCAAGGGCTTCGATAGCTAAATCTTCATCCTTCATATCTAAGACCTGATCGAGCAACTTAACTGCTTGACCAGGACTGCCCCAACATACTTTGTATATTTTACTATACAGTCTCTTAGTATGCCAAGTTTTTCCCTCTGCTTCTGCTATCTGAGTCAACAACTCAATGGTTTTAGTTCTGTCTAATCGATCAACCACGAACTGGGTGCAACGTCGGATAATAGTATCTTTTAGTTTAGTTGGTTCAGTTGTTGCAAGTATTAAAAACACATGAGGTGGAGGGTCTTCAAGTAGCTTCAACATAGCTTCTTGAGCGGCTCCTGTGATCTGATGGCACTCGTCAAAAAACAGCACAAGTATATTCCCCGTCATAGGAAGCAGTTTAGATTCTTCCTTTATTTTTCTGATTTTGTCAATACCTCTATCAGCGGAAGCATCAAACTCGTGAAAGGCACTTGGAGTACAGCCGAGCAAATCACGAATGATGTATGCTAAAGTAGTCTTGCCGCAACCAGAAGGTCCTGTGATTAAATATGACTTCGGGGGCTGTTCTCTCATTACCGCAGACTTCACGGCTTTGATTGTTACATCATTCCCGAAGAATGAATCCAACGAATCGGGTCTATACTCGTGCTGTAATGCCATCTTACACCCTCGCTTTCTCTAACTCGTTAATAGGAATTACCCAACCATCACATTTACGTCTTTGAATGAGCTGGAGATTTTTAGTTAGAATGTTGTGTTCCCGCAACATGTAAAGGTCAGGATACATCGGTTCACCTTTATGCGGGCCACGTTTGTACTCCTGCTCTATCTTGACTAAGCACGGGAGCTTGTTTCGATACTTTTCAGGAAACGAAATGCTGTCAGGTTGGAACAAAATGGTACGCTGAACGTAACACGGCTTACCATTTACCGTAACCCAAGCATTGTGGCTATAATCGTCACTCTTAGTACCTTTACCAGGCATATTACTTCACCTCCTTCTTTAGATACCAACTTTCGTTTACACCAGTCAGTTCGTGGTCGATCTTCAAAGGCACCGATATCCACTTAAAAGTTTCAACGGTGCGCTTTGTTCCATAAAAATCAATGATCTTGATTAGGTCATTTACTTCACTCGGCACAGCATCGGTAATCATACTATCGTGAATCTGACCTATGATCTTTGATTTCATTTGTCTTTTTTTGATCTCTTTATGGACTTGAATCAGAGTCCATAGTAAAATGTGAAAGGCTGTACCTTGAGCTGGATAGTTAGTACACTCGTTCCTACCCATATATGTTTTGAATTGAAATCCGAGAAATGTTTCTATGAAGCCTTGATTCTGATAAGTGCGTTGAATATCATTTTTCCACTGTGCATAAACTTTGAATCGTTCCTGCCAGAAGCTCCTTTCTACTCCCTTACAATGATCTTCAAACTGTGAGTAAGTAGTTATACCCTTCGAGCGCATAATGTCAAGCAAGGGTTTACCAGAATTTGTTTTTAATTCTTCCCGTTTAGCTGTGCGCCAAAGATTTTTAGCACATTGAACATAATAGCTACCATAAAACTGAGGAAACACCCACTGGTTCTTTGCATAGAATCTCACTTTCTTGTGGACTTCTTTTATCGGTATCATCCAAAGATCAGCGGCTGTATCTCTGTGCATATCTTGAGTCGGATCGGTAACGTTAGCGATAAGCGTTGGGTCTTGATTGTAGCAAGCATTTATACAAACCTCAATGCCAGAGAAGTCAGACTCTAATAACTGATTACCCGGACTTGGTATGATAGCTCTACGGGTAGCCTTTTTAGCTTGCTCGTCTCTCTTGGGAATGTTTTGAAAGTTGGGATCATGTGACGAACCACGATATGATACAGGAATAATAAGATCATACCAAGGATACATAATACCATAATATGTTTCCCTTATGAATTGTGCGAGATATGTTCCTTCAATCTTCCTAAACTTCCTACGTTTAAGTACGAGATCAGCAACTTCTGATTCAAAATCTTGGAGAGTTTCTTCGTCCACTTTTCTGGGAGGAGCTGGTTGACCCTCTTTCTTTTCAGGACCGAGATTAAGTATATCATAAAACAATGTTTGTAAATCATTGTCCGAGTAGTCTTTATCTTTGAGGGAAAGAGTGCGGCCCGTTCTTCTCTCAAAGAGTTTAGCCTCTTTGCTTCCAGAAATACGTTTTTCAATGACGACAATTCTCTTTTGGAATCTTTCTTGTTCTGCATGACAATACTCCTCATCTACATGTACTCCATTATTTTGAACGTCTGCAAGCACAATGCTTCCTTCATTAAACAAATCGAAGGCAAACTTTAATCTACTATTATCTGGATGATTATAAAATTCTTCCTGCTTCTGATGCAACATGTTAGTCCAATAAACATCAAGTCCATTGTATAACAGCAGATCAGACAAGGGACATTTGTCAACGTTGTTAAATGGGCCATCTGTCGCTTCAAGGTATTTATTGACACTCTTCCCCCAACCACGTTGACCAAAGTGTATATACGTTTGAAACTTCAACGAAGGCCAAGCCTGTCGATTGTCTTGGATATGAGCTCCTTGTAGAGTACACCAATACCAATTAGCAGGCACAACATCGAGAATTGTAGTAGTCCAAATATGCTCAAACTTAGCATTATGAGCCACTTTTCTAATGTTCTCATTTTTCCATATCTTTCTTAGACCACGTTTTATTTTTAGTCTTTGTTTATTGGTGAAAAATGAACCATATTCATAAGGAAAAGCTATAACTCTATCCAATATAGATATAGCTGTCGATGCTATACGGTGTCCTGGTATATATGGTTTTAAGCCAGTAGTCTCGTAGTCAATATGTATAAGGTTAGCACTATTGTATATGTGATCGAGAGCCGAAATGATAGAATCAAAGTCAGTTACAACGTCCACATTCTTTTTACCATTAGGATATATTGGAAAATCAAGAGGTGTTTGCACTCTAACAAAATCGAGGGCTCTTTTTAAATCGTGATCGTAGAAGGCGTTTAAGTTTCTGTTTGATTTATCTCGGTTAGGGTAAGAGGGATGGTATAGGGGCATAATCCAACATTGGTATTGTTGATCTGGTATAAACGTTCCACGCCATCTACCTATTGACAAGCGTTTAAAATCTTGGCTAAACAAAGATTCAAGAGCTATACCTCCCATCGGCCAGATAAATTTTGGCTTTAGTTTTTCGATTGTATCCATTACCATTGGTCTACAACAATCGATCTCATGTGTGGTAGGAGTTCTGTTTGTACCTTTGGGTGTGGTTGGTCTGCAATTAACTGCGTTTAATCTCCAAAAGTCAGTCTTCAAGTAAAAGCGATTCTTTAAAAGCCTGTTCTTAAAGAAACTACCAGTAGGTCCCACAAGTTGTTGACCATACTCGTCTTCTTCTCCCCCAGGAGCTTCTGCAAGTAGCAGACAATTTAACTTGCCTTCACCATGTACTTCCATCTTAGGTGATTTGCATTTAGTGTATAGACCACATTCGAGACATGCGGAGTCAGCGTCAATACGTCTAACTGCGTTCCTCTCTATTTCGTCTCTTGTGAAAAAACCTTCCATAACGAGTACCTATAAAAACTCCTAAAGCTAAACAGATTAACGCAAAGTAAAACAAATCCACCTTACAAATATAGTCAGGTAAAGGACTTTCTAACCAATTAAAAAGGAATATCATCATCTTCAACTTCCCCACTTGCTTCGACAGCGGCTTTAGCTTGTTCTGGAGTGTTGATCTCTGGCATCATTCTAATACAATGTTTAAAGTTTTTAGACCTGAACATCGCTCTACCGGAATTTATGTCGTATATCATGGTAGACGTGTGTTCGAGGATATTCTTAAAAAAGTCAACGTTAATAACAAACGTCATATCCAAGTCTTTATACCGTTCTATCAGTTCAACGCCTTTCTCTACACAAGCTCGGTTAGTGTCAACACAAGCAGTAAGCACACCGTTTTTGATAACGATTGACGCTTTCCTTTCAAGCTGTTGTTCATTAGCAATAACTGGACTAACGAAGTCAAGGACTTCTAAAGTCTGGTCTGGTAATTTCATTCGCTTACCTTCAAAATCAAAAGCGGAACTGATGTCCATGTAGTCCCCAAATATCTGACGTGCGCTCAGTACTACACCACCTTCATTCTTGAAGTGCAACCAGTTTTCGCCAATACCAAACTCGTTCATCTGGAAACGCTTGATCTCATTAGCGATTCGAGCGTCCAGTAGTATGTCTTTCGGTGACATTTCAGATTCCAAAGTGTATTGGGTTGCTCGGTAATTGTCGGTAGACATGACAGTATTTCCGCTAATACAGACACAGCATAGTGTTCCATCTGCGGCGTTCTTAGACGCTGAGTAGGAGCATAAATCAACAGCTTTAGCAAAGTCGGTAGGTACTTTTACATACCCAACCTTTAATTGTTCATCCCGAATGGTGTCGATGATCCCGAAAATCTCTTTGTCTTGTTCGAGAGTGACAGCGAGCTTGGCGGTCTCTAACTTTCCCTCTACTTCGAGACGATTTCCTTTCAGAAGAATTTCAATCTCAGCGGTCTTGTACTTCTGCATCTGTTTGTAAAACAATTCGGATTCAACAGAGCATTGAAAGTCAGTCTCGAATGGATAGTAAATAAGCAGGCGATTGTTGAAGGTGATTAGATTTTCGCCCCCAAAGATAAAGTGACCAAGCTGTTCAAGATGATCTGAACCAGCGACAGCCATTCGGGAAATCTCTAAAATTTTAAGAAGCTCGTCCTTTTTAATTCTCATTTTGTCTCTCCTTAAATTTGACTTTATAGTGTGAAGGTGATTGACCAGTTAAACCCTTTTCGATTATTCTATTTAGTATTATTCTATCCTTGTAACGCCAGGTATTCATAAAGTTGTGTCGAAGATTTCTTGTAAAGTTGTCTTGGTTATAAAACTCTAATGGACCTTCTTCGTACACGATACCAGAATAACCCTGCTTCACGAGAAGCCGAACGAGTTTCAAAGCACGAGTTTGACCAGCCCAAGCAGGGATATTGTACTTACCAAACTTACCACGATCAAATATGTATTCAGCCATAATATCCCCCTAATCGAATATGTCTCTCATTTGGTGACTGAGTTGGTATTGACCAGTCATTCGTTTGTTTCTGAATCCAATAACAATATCGTTGGGTTCAAGTTCTTTGTAGATTTCCTCAAGACTCTGTTTTCTGATTCTGTTAGGATCACCTATTCCCCCTGCAACTCTGATGTGATCGCATAACTCACCCAAAAACTGCTCGAATAACCTATTCACCTTTGCCTTCCTTGATTCTTTCTCTGACAGAACCATGTTTGCTCCTTTCTATCATTTGACCAATAAATACCGCCCGTTGTACTGCATTTGTTATTATCTTCATGGGTTCCCAAAATATATAGTCTCCGTCTCGTCTCTCTACGGTTGTTACATTGTTTAGAAAACAATGAACCATTCTATCAAGGAGCATGTCGATTTCTTCATCCGTACACTTCATAGCTATAATTGAGAAGCCATGAAATATATCCTGAAATTGATTTTGGTATTTCAAGGTTATATTAATGTTGTCTATCCATTCTCCTTCATTTTTACTTCTTACTTTGTAAAATCTCAGGAATCGCATGACTTTCGAAGCCATTACTTCTTGACAGCGAATAAGAGTATAGTCACCTTCCCAAAAGAAGTGCCACTTGTTATCCTTAATCAGATGTTTTTGGTAAAGTTTTTTCAGGATGTCAAGTTGATTCTCGTTGAAATCAAAGACTTTTATACTGACCATGCTCATGTTCACCTCCTCGGTGATTACGGTTTCTTAACCAGTATGCAGTACTCATGTCTCTTTGGCAGTATTTTATGATTAAGAATGTCCTGTACAAACATGTGATTAACAGTAGCTCCAAGATCAACTATATAGATATTGAATCCCTCAAAGCCTGCATTGATAAGTATTTCGTAGATATGAGAATGATACGGATAGAATTTCTTTTTCTTGCGGAAGTCATTGATGAACCAAGCACAAAAACTACCTGGCTTTAGTACCCGGAAGTTTTCTTTTACTACACGTTCGATGCCGTCTAAAAACTGTTCATAAGTCTTGCCGGTACCGAGTTGTTCCTCTTCTGGACCGTAGTATTCTAAGTCCCAATATGGAGGTGATGTTATAGTGAAATCACAAATTTCATCCTTCACAGCAGGCACACTCTCGGAACTCTGTTCGAACAGAAAGATTGATTGATCCCAAGTCTCGACAAGCTGTTGTCCCTTTCTCTCATAGAGTATATCTTTGATTGTCTTGTTATCTTCCATAAACTCGTGACAACAATCTACACCAATATAATTGTGTCCGAGTTTGAAGCAGAGTTGCATACGACTATTATGCCCAGCAAAGGGATCGTAGATAAGGGCGGGGGGATCGGGACAGTACATTTGAATGATGAAGCGCCCAACGTTTTGAGGAAATCCTGATATATATCCAGTTCTTCCCTGCGTTTCAAAACCAGTCTTTTCAAGCCCGGGGGTATAGTCTTCTCGCTCGTGCATTTTTTGCCTGTTAAGTCGATAATGATGGACGTAATTACCTCCCCTTCGTTGAGCTGATAGATCAATGGTTTCATATCTATATTCCTTTCTATCGTGAATCAGTATCGAAGTAGGCACTTTACCTTCGACACCAAATTTAGCCATAAACTCTTTCCTGATCTCTCTGCTTTTTTTGAGCGCATCAGCGGTAAATCCTTTAGTAGTATCCTGTTCTGGTAGATCACATGTAGTGGCGTCTTCTTTATGATCGCAAACCAATTTAATTTGTTTGCCATCGTTGCTTTCGATGTCTTTTTTAAAGAACCATTTTATGCCCTTTTCAAGCCTGCTCGTTTGAAAACCATAGTTAGTCTTGCCTGTAATGGTATCGACACCATCATATTTCAAACCAGTCTTGCGTTCAAACTCCTCACCGTCACATTCGAAAATGTTCAGCCCAAATCGCTCAGTATAAAAACTTGACGCATAAGCGAGAGCCTTATAATGTTTGAGCTTCTTATCGTCCATTCTTGCTTCCAAAATTTCTTTTGGTAAATTACCATAGTCACGAACGATGTTGATACGGAGAGTCATTTTGTTCCGAGCAAAGAATTTCAAATTTTCAATGATCTCTTCCTCAGTTTCGTCAAGACCAAGAAGCATGAACGCCTTAACATTGAGTTCTGTTTCGTTGATTATGTCCAAGACTTTATTTATAGAATCTGGGTTTATGCTTGACTTGTTAATAAGCTCAGTAGTCCGTGGTATTACTGATTCGAAGGCTATTTTAACATCGTCAAAGTTTAAAGCCTTGATAAGTCTTGCTCGCTTCATATCAAATGTGCCAAGATCAAAACCTTCTTGACAATGAAATGTAACTCCTTTCAGTTTTAGCTTTCTTATTTCGAGGAGAAGTTTGACGAACTTGGGATGATGGGAGAGATTATCGTCAACGAATGTGAAATAGCGTATATTCCTGTTCTCATATAAAAATTTTATTTCTTCTGCTACTTTTTTAGGATCGAAGTAGACATATTTGTGATCGAAGTAGGTAGGTACAGGACACATACTACAACTTCTTGGACAACCCCAAGAGGCTCTAATAGATGCCCTAACTTTATTATCTACCTTAGGATATAGACTATAATCAATCGAGTCATACTTAGGGTAAACTACATCTTCCTCTAAAAACGAGAAATTTTTATACCGTTTTTCAAGCCAGTCTCTTTTTAATTTAGCATACGTTCCTACCGCTTTATAAGGGAACGTCATGTGATCGAAGAAATAGTCGTAATAAACAGCGTAAGCCGCATCAGGTGGGAAGTCTCCAGCATTAACTATAATTTTATCAGTAGACAGTAGGTCGCTGATAACATTATCAATAGCTTCAAATACTTCCGATTGTCTCTTTCTAAATGTAGAGACAGCTATATCCACAATAACATCGTCTGACTTAATTATAGATGCAAGGTTTAGTGGGTGAGGGAAAGTTTTAGGGTACTTAGAAGTGGATGCGGTGTTAGGTAATTGAATCAGAATTGCCATGAGTTTTGTTCCAGTAAGTCTAAGAGTTCGAGAGATTTGGTTCGCTCTTGATTCTCTTTGGTTAAATGCAGAGAACAAGCGATTATATCTACTGTGCCGACTTCTAACTTTGATTCTTTTGCCACATACTTTGCGAGTTTGCAAAGGGCTATGTAGTCCGCATAACCACTTTTAGATACACGTTGACTTCTAAAAAAAGCGGTCGTAAATAGCCTACCGTTTCGAGGTTTGAAATCGATACCAAGCAAGCATGGTTGTTTATACATGTTTTTCATATCGATAGTAGGGTCATATACCATAACCTGACAGCGTTTGATATTCTTCCCCTGACTTAACATGTAGATTGCGTTTTCAATTTGATTGACTTCTCCACGGTAAGCTACCATACGACCCCAGTATGAGTCTCTCCATCTATCGTTCAAGAACACATAGGTACGCTTGCCGAACAGACCACCTTTGGGTGGATGAATGAATGTCACAGATGAGGCATAATCGATTCTTTCATCCCCAAACACCTGTCTAAACAATTTGTCGAACAGCTTATATGTAGCCGCATGTTCGGGTGAAGACCAATGTTCTGAGCTAATCGATATGCAGACATTCAGTATTTCAACAATGTCATGCACCCAATGACCATTGTCCAGCAAATGCTTGGTGGCTTTTACCCAAGCATCTGCTGGACTCGTAGCGTTAATCAAGTCCATAACGTACCTACTTGATGGTGATAACCCCGTCTTTATTCACAGTGGCTTTTTTGTCAGCTTCGAGACGGCGGAGAGTATCGTTGAAGTGATACCCACGAGGATTCCAGTCAGCTTTACGAACATCTTCCATAGATTGGGGTTTCTTCTTCACTTCCTGAACGAAAGTGTGAGCGAGCGTCCCTTCCCGAGTACCATATTCGTCAAGGGGCTTCTTCGGAGGGCCCGCTTTCTTACCTTCACCACCAGCCGCTTTTTTCGGGGGAGTTTTCTTAGGCGTTTCAGCGGGGGCAGCGTCAAGCGGGGATTCATCGTCTGTGTGCAGGTCGTTATAAAGATCAGAGCATGTATCAGGAATAGCTTCCTCACCCTGAACTTCTGCGACTTTTTCCACAGCGAGTGTGAATTGATTGACCATGTCAAGTTTCTTTAAACCAACGAGTCTGATTTTGTCAGCAACTCCCAACTCGTTTATAACCTTGACTTGTTCCTTTAGTCGTGCGTTGTCGAGAGCATCGACACGCTTTTGCAAACGATCTTCCTTACTCATTGTTACCTCCTCTAAATTTGATAAGGATTAATGGTTGCGACACAGCAAGATTGACACAACATATACAACCCCAAGTAGCTTGTCAAGAAAAATCTTTCAAAAAAGTGTTGGGGCTGTAATTTTTTTCCTAACGCTTATTTGACCAGTATGAATCCTATTATAAACTGCAATCGTATCTTTGTATGGAGTACCTTCAAGCAGTACTTTTTGATGGTACTGCTTCATTCCCTGTGTGTGCATGTAGTTGGAGTTCTTATGATTCCCAAATCTGTCGAAGTAATTTTTAAACATCACCTGAGTAATAAACCATTTCTTTTTGAATTTCCCATTAAAGAAGTTTGTTTCTTCAAACGTCAATGCCTGTGTTATATCGAACAACACTTTATCTTTGAACGGACAATATAGTGTTATCCCATTTTTATTTAGGAAGTTTTCGATTGTTATGTAGTTGTGAACTGTGCCAGCTCGTGTTTGACCACGAAAGATAGCTTCTTTGCCTGCTCGGTAGTATGATTCGAAGTACTCTTGATCTATCTCACCCTTTTTCATTTTCCTATACATCATAAATAATTTTTTATTAGCCTCATAGTGAATATCCTCATAGAAACCAGTAATCATGTTAGCGGTATCTATTTTAGGAATCATGTGCATGTAGGCATGACAGCATTGAATGTCAATATTCCGAGTGATTTTTATGATTTTGATAATCTTGGCTACTTCGCTAATCAGTTGCTCCCTTGACATCAAGGGAATTTTTACTACGACTAATGGAACATCGTAGTACTTGCATATCTTTTTGGCATAGTAAGTATCCTTGGTTTCGTCACATCCTACTTGAAATGTGACGCACTCGTAAGGTGGTGTGCCGTTTTCGATTAGACCAAAAAATATAGCTGATGATTCGATACCTCCACTAAATGACAGCGTTGCATAGAATGGAAGTTCATAGATGATAGCCATAAATCGATCATAGAATTGTTGAATCCACCAAAATCGATCTTCTGTTATTGGGTTGTCGTCAATCATTTTCATTCTCCTCGAATCTTTGAATCTCACTATCAAGATGGGGTTGTCCTAAGTCTAAGTTTTGTAAGACGATACAATTAAGCGAGGGAGTAAACTTCTCATGCCTGTGTGCTATCTGTGATATCCTCATTATTCCTTTGTTTTGTTCTACTTCGGTCTGATTCAATGCTAACATAACGTCAACATGACCAAGCTTGCCCACCCAACGAGCCTGATGTTTAGCTGATTGTTGACGAGCATCTTGCCCAGCTTTAGTTACCTGTGTGGGAGTTACTACAAGACAGTTGCGTTCCATAGCAAGTTGACTTAATGCTATCCAAGTTCTGTCTTCTTTCTGAAAACCTTCCTCTATACCGTCTTCTGGTTTTAGAATATCTGCGTAGTCTATCACGATTACATCTGGAATAAAATCATGCAGATATTCAACCATCTTTAAGTCTCGGCGAATATCAGAAACGTTTGCGCTGAATCTTGGATAGCATTTGTATTTCAGATACGGAAAATACATCTGCATGTTTCTTAGCTTTAGAGCTATACGCCTTTCATCATAAGCTGGGCGTTTTACTTGCTCATACCAAACAGCAGGAAAGTAAAATCTGTCAAGTTGTCCGTTATGCCTACATTCTGTGCATGTTTGGTAGTCTATATCTGGATTGTAATGAGGTGGAATAGACGACCATGATTCGTTTTCTTCAAACAAACCAGTTCTACAAACACGTTCTGGACGTGTGCATGAGTTTTCTTGATTGTACTTGCAATCGAATATGGGAAGATTATATGTTCTTGCTTCATCTCCAAGTACAGTTAGACGCTTATACAATCTCTCATTCATCTGCCTCTCAGACATTTCAAGGCTAAAAAACATAACGTTACGGAAACTTAGCATCGATTGAACAGCAAACTCCTGAGCATACCATGTCTTACCACGTTTGAATGGTCCAGATAACCCTACTAACCATCCACGTTCAAAATGACTGAGAAATGTACCTAACTGACCGGGGAAGTTAAAGAAGTCATTAGCCCTTTCTTCAAACGTTTTTCGAATAGTGTCCTCATCAAAGGGATTGATAAATCTCTCTAAAGATCGGGCTACTTTATTATGTCCAGTAACAAGTAATTCTGCATCTTTAGACCTGCCCTCACTAACCAGATTAAGTACATGATTAGCCAGAAGCTCAAGCTCACGAGCCCTATAATGTTCCTCAATTATCTCAGCGTGGTATTCTACATTAACCTCGTTTTGGACTTCAAATTGTGTGCTTAGTTCTATGAGGAGCTGTTCTATAAGTTGTGCGGCTGGTGCTTCTACTTTACCATCTGCAACCTTATAGTCGTAGATTTGTTGAATGTATGTTCGAGGAGCTCTTTCGTGCTTTAAGTAATATTCAACTACCCATTTAATTACCTCCCTAATATAGTGGCTCTCAAAGTATTCGTATTTGGTTATGTCTGCAAACTGATGGAGCAATTCATCAGAAACAATAAAAGCAGTAAGTATCTGCTTTTCGACCGTAGTCTCGGTCTTAAACTCTTTCAATAGCATTAACGTCTCCCTATTCGTACAGCGTGATAAGACCTTGTTGGTCAAGATATTTTTCGAACTCGAAGATAAACCACGGTGCGGACATGTAGAATGGACTGAATCTTAATTCCCCAAAGTGATTTACAATAAAATCCGTAAAGACTTTAGCCGCATCACTCTTTGACACCCACTTCCATCTGTGTTTCTTAGCCAGTAACGGTAGTTTGTTAGCTATGGATATGATTTGTGTGGGGTGAGGTCTTAGTTGAAGGGCTATTCTGTCAAACGCTTTTGTTAGCTCACGAGTAAATTCTGGATAGATTTCTTTCTCTTGGTTAAGAAGCTCTGCGCCTTTGACATACACTAAAAACATCGAGCGAGATTGTCCCTCTCTACCGAACGGGTTGTATATGAATGTGGGGAGAGTTAATTTCTTTCTCCACTTCAAGGCTTTTTCTTTGTTATAGGGTTTGTATCTCGGGTCAGTCATGGCGATATTCAGATGATCGATAGCACTCATCCAATCTTCTATGGAAAACTTTTTTATCTTGTTCAGCTTGGGGAAAGGTATTGCATCGTCTGGAACTTGTTTAAATGCTTTCCCTTCGAATAGTTTTATTAATAGCTCAATCGATTTTTCGTATGTAGCTGTCCCCATACGATGTTTCATTCCACCATTGTTTGTCCAGTATTCAACAGCTTTAATCGCAAGTTCCCCGGACCCATACTTTAAATTTAAATTATAATTATAATTATTATTTTTGATTTTTAATTTTGATTTCTTAGTAGTATGTAGTTTTTCTTTAGAAAAACTACTTGTTGCCTTTTCA